TAGAACTGCTAATAATTTTATATATTGTGTAGCTGGTAATGGCTTATTTTTATTAACTCCAACTGTCTCTTCTGGTAATATTATTTGGTCTCATACTCTTTTGGCTTATCTTACTACCTCTGCTGGGACAACAGCTATTGCGGATACTGAGGGAATTGTTCGTTTAACATAGGAATTTTAAAATATGGCTACAGTTGTTTCAAATGGATTAGGAATATTTCCACCATATAAACTTATCTTACAAGATTTGGAAAGTAAAATACTGGTTATTTATAATGGAATACAAAATTGGAATCTAAATAGTATACATGATGTAAATAGTTTTACATCTTCTTTAGTAAATGTAAGAAATCAAATAGCTAAGGAAATAAACACCCTAACTAATATACATATTCCACAAGCTACTAATACCTTAAATGCAGCCGCAGCAGCACAATCAGCATCTACTGTACAAGCAGTTGTGATTTTTATTAAAAAATTAATAGCAGAGATTCAAGCAGCTGTAGCTTGTTTCATATTAATTACAAAGATAATCACTACTGTAATATCTATTCCAATTTTAATAGGTATAAAAATAGCAGAACTAATTTTACATGCTGTAATGATGGCAGAACAGGCAGTATTAACATATCTTAAACAATTAGAACAAAATATATTATCCTATTTAAATAATTTAAAACAGCAAATGTTTAATTATGTTCAATCATTAACAGGAAAATCTAATGTAGATGCTCAATGTGTAAGAATGCAAGGAGATTTACAAACTATATCTGGTTTGACTTTGTCTAATGGAACAATCTTAAATAAAGATAGTTATAATAAAGCAGTAAGTGATTATAACCTAGGAATAGCTACCTTAGTAATATATAATGAACAGTCTATTTATGGGTCTTATGATGTAGATTCTGAAGTACAGTCTTACTTTAATACCAATATTAGTGGTTTAAAAGTATTATCTAATATTTAATAGGAATATCATGTCAGATTATACAACTTTAACTAATCCTCTTACAAGTATTTCTTTAGACTCTACTGTAAGCACTACACAACAACTTCAAGGTATAGCAGCAGCTACAGCAACTCAAACTGCTGCTAATGCTTTATATTCACAAATTAATACACAAATAACTACAGCAGCCTCATTAAAAGTTAAGATATTAACAAATACAGCCACAGCTGCTGAAGTTACTCAATATAATACAGCTATACAGGCTGTCTCTAATTTAACAGTCAGTTTAAATAATACAGCAGCAGTAGACCCAGATACAGCTTCTGCTATAAACCAACAATTACAACAACAAAAATTAACTACAATTAAAGGAGCACAATCTGGAACTCTCACTATGGTTCAATTTACTAATTTTTTAGATTATTTATATAGGACTCAAGCAATAAATCCTTATTCTAGACAAAGGACCTGTGATAATGATTTTGTAGATATGTTATATAACGTAGCACAAGACATAGACCAGAATAGACAGTTCTTACAAGACTTACAAACTATAATAGCAAATTCTATTAGTGCAATATAATAATTAAGTAAAGAAGGAAAACTAACTATGTCAAGATTAAGAAATATAGCATCCAACTCAGTCTCTTTGCAGATGTATAATACATCAAATCCAGTAGTTAACTTTGTCTCCAAACCAGTGATATTAACCTTAGCACCAGGAGATGACGTTGTAGAACAGCTTTGGGCTGTTGATGATATCACAAATTCCTCATACAACTTAGATATAATAAATAATTATATTTCACAGGGAATTTTAACTAGAATAGCAGGTAATTAATGCCTCTTTATGTTTATGCTTGTTGTACTTGTGGTAAGGAATTAGAAAAATTAGAGCCTTATTCTGCACCATTAATACAACAATGTCCTGAATGTCATAAAGAAAGCAGTCTTAAAAGAAAGTTAGCTGTATCCAATTTTGCTCTTTCTGGTAAGGGCTGGTATAAAGATGGCTATTAAAAAATAGTAAGTTATAGGAGATATATGTCTATTAAACAAACTATAGACTATATACTGGAATATGTTAAACAAATACATAATGGTAAATGTTTAGGTAGTATTTATATGAATGCTCACTATAAAATGCTATGGGAATGTGAAAAAGGGCATCAATGGAAAACTGATTGGAATCATGTTCATAGAGGAACATGGTGTCCTGAATGTGCTGGACAAATTAAACCAACTATTGAAAAACTACAGATTTTTGCTAAAAATAAAGAAGGAAATTTAATCTCTACTAATTATACAGATAGAGAAACTAAATTACTTTGGGAATGTAAAGAAAAGCACCAATGGAAAGCCACTTGGAGTAATATATTACATGGAACTTGGTGTCCTGTATGTTTTGGTAATAATAGTCCAACTATATTAGAATTACAAGAATTTGCTGAGAATAAAGAAGGAAGCTTAGTATCTATTAAATATATAAATGCTAAAAATAAACTAATGTGGAAATGTAAGAAGGGGCATATTTGGAATGCTTCTTGGGATAGTATTAGAAGAGATAGCTGGTGTCCAGAATGCTCAAGATTCAAGACTGAATATAGATGTAAAGAGTTATTAGAGAAAAAGTTAGGTTTTGAACTTAAAAAGATTAATTTTAAATGTGGAAGTCATTGCTATCAGTGGGATGGCTATAATAAAGAGTATAAAGTAGCATTTGAATATCATGGTTATCAGCATTATGTATTTCCAAACTTCTTTCAAAAAACCGAAGAAGCACATGAAAAATCTAAGCAAAGAGATTTAGATAAGCTTAAATATGCTAAGGAAAATAACATAAAGCTAATTATAATACCATATACTGAAGAAAAAACTTTGGAAGAATATATAAATAATTTAACTTTGAATTAACTATAAAGGTGTTAAAGTGCCATCATTTATTTATGATTCCCCAACTTCTGCTACAACAATTCCTACTGTTGTTGGTAGTTTAACAGTCGATAACAATCTGCCAGGATACGTTATTCCACTTGATGTTGATTTACTTCAGAATAAACCAATCCTACCTTCATTAGATTATACAAATTTAGATTTTAGTTCTATTAAATTACAACTTTTAAATTTATTAAAAAATAATTCAGCCCTATATGGATATTCATTAAGAGATTTTTCAAATAGTAATACAGCAGGAATGTTATTAAACTTAACTGCTTACATGGGACAATTACTAAGTTACCATACTGATTCTATGGTAAATGAGCTCTTTTTAGATACTTCTCAGGCTTCTTGGTCTACCTTTAGATTATTAAGTTTATTTGGATATAAACCAACAAGACCACAGCCAGGAGCAATTCTATTAGCAGTAGTTAGAACACAATCAACTAATTCAGATTCTACTCAAGCTGCTACAGAAGATGCCACTGAAATTTCTTTTTCTAGCTCATTAAGTAGAAATAGATTACAGTTAGGCAGTGAGTATTATGAAATTTTTCCAACTAAGGTTTTAGATGGAAATTTGGTTCCTGATTTATTGGGTGATTTTACTATACCTGCTTTTAACAATCCAAGTAATTCAGGAGATGTAGATAGTGATGTAGATATAATTTCTCAAAATTTATACTTTTGTTTTGGTCTTACTGGAGTCACTGTAATAGAAAATTATACCTCTACTGGTGTTGCTAATCTAACTATACCTTTAGGACAGAGCCCAGTTTTAAATTCTCAGGTAATAGTTCAAGTACAATCTAATGCTAACTCTAATGTGGCTGGACAAACTTCTTATGATGTATGGAATGAATTAACCTATTTAAGTTTAGCTGGTTTTAGAACAGCTACAAGAGTTGGAACTTCACTAGACAATGAAACTCCTTATCTAATTTCTTCTTTTAAATTAGCTTCCACTGAATACTCTCTTAAGCAGCAGGGGAGATTATCAGTAGGAACATTAATGGAACTTAATTATGACAGTATTTTAAGTATTGCTAATTTTAATGATTTCTTAAATTTGACAGTTCCATATTTAGTAGGAATACTTGTAAACGTACAATCTCAAAGTTATGCTTCAGATGAATATGTTGATGTGTTATTGTATCACCCAAGTTATGTATATGGTGCTTTAGCCAACACAGTGTCTTCATATGGACAACAATCTACATTAGTAAATTATTTTTATAATGGTACAGAACAAGTATATTGGTCAGCAGGAGATATTCTATATTTATTAGAAAGTTCCACAATTACTACTAATAGTTCTTTAGGCACTATTTATCAACCACAATTAATATCTGATACACAATTACGATTAGCTGATACTTCCTTATATCCTGATGTAGCTTATCTAAATAATAATCCAGATAAGAAAATTGCTATAGGTAAGGCTGTTTCTGCAACTACTATGGCTTTTGGTATATCAGCTAATTATGATACATATATAGAATCAGATACCATATACGAAGTAGGTACAGATGGTGATTTCAATGCCACTGTAAAATTTGGAGATGGTGTTTTTGGACAAATACCTTTTAATGGGGCTGCTATACAAGTTATTTATAGAGTTAATGACGCAAATACTACTGGAAACATAGTTCAAGCAGGAGATGCCAATCAAATAGTAACTGTAGGTAATGTTAATTTATATTTAAGAAATGATTACGATTCTGCTCCACCTATAGCTGGTGAAACTCCTGCTATGGCAAAAGCTTTAGTATCAAGATTTTTTACTGCCCAAGATAGAGCAGTAACAGGAACAGATTATACCATATTAGTAAAGAAATATAATTCTGCTATTAAAGTAACTACTGCTCTCTCTAAGGCCGATTCAGATAGCTCAGTAATTAGATTATATACTTTAGTAGTTCAGACAAGTAATTCATTAGAGCAGTTGGAGCCTCTTTCATATATAGAAAAACTACAACTTAGCGAATATATAAATAACTATAAATGTCTCGGCACGTCCATAGAAATAGTAGACGGATTGGTCAGAAATATTGACTTAAGAATAGATGTTACAATTAAACCAGGATATTTAGCTGGGCAAATAAAGTCTGCATTAACTTCCATAATAACTAACTATTTTGATTTAGCTAATTTTGAAATGGGTATGGGATTTAATGCAGCTGATTTCCATAATAAAATATCCACTATATCTGGTATAGCTGATTATGATTGTTATTTTGGTGGTGTAGAAACAATAACATTACCTGACGGAACTGTCATACCCCTAGGAAATAGAATTTTTGTTCCTATTCAAGATATTCCGTCATATAATGAAGCATCTAATGAATTTCCTTCTTTGGGAAATAATGTAATAGGTATAGCAAATTTGACAGTACAAATGAATCCATATGAAATGTTAGTTTTAAATACTGTCATGATAAATACAGCAACAAATTAAAGGAATATACTAATGGCTTTAATTCCTAGAGAAGAAATTAGAAAATATATATTAACTAGTTTAGGCTCACCAATAGTAAATGTTGAACTAGCCCCATTACAGCTTAATGTAGCCATAGACCAAGCCATAAATGAATATCTAGCTACTGGGGCTTTTGAGCTGGCTTACATGCAGTTACCTGTTAACAATTCTAGTAATAATGTATTTGATATTCCTGAAGAAGCAGCAACTGTTAAAAATGTTACTTTTAATATTCCTTTTGAAACTGCTGCTGGAAGTACCCAAGACATTTTCTCGTTTGCTGTCTATGCTTCGCCTTTTGGTCCAAACTATACTAATTTTGTACATGCTGCTGGTAATTTAGGTGTGTTTTTTGAGTATTTACAGAATAGAAATCGTGTAATAGGTAATACTATAACCTTCAAAGTAGTAAATAACCAATTATATGTGTGGCCAATACCTAGAAATGCTCCCAGTATACTAATTGAGTACTCAAAAAATGCTTTTGGTGTTGAAGATAAAGATGAGAATATATCACTATCTAATCAATGGGGCATAAATTGGATTAGAAAATTTGCCCTAGCTACATCAAAAGGCATGTTAGGTAAGGTCAGAGGTAAGTTCAGTCAGGTATCTGGTGGTCCTGGCAATGAGAGCCAAACTTTGAATGCTGCCGAATTAGTGGCTGAGAGTAAAGAAGAAATTACTGTTCTCAAAGAAGAGTTATTCGATCACAAAAGTCACATTCAATTCATGCTTGATTAGGTTAAAGTTCTTTCTACTGTTGCCAATACTATTACTATGTGAGGACTTATGGGCAAGAAAAGTGATATAATTGAATGTAGGCTTTGGGCAGCTAATAAGGGTGGCAAATGTTTGGAGAATATTTACAAAGGTACTCATGTTAAAATGCTTTGGGAATGTTCTTTAGGGCATCAATGGAGAACTCCCTGGCATAATATAAAAGATGCTAATAGTTGGTGTCCTAAATGCGCAAGAAATCTTAAGCCTGATATTAGTGTATGTCAAGATTATGCCAAAAAAGAACATAGTGGTAAATGTCTTGAAACTACTTATGTAAATGCCCACTATAAAATGTTGTGGGAATGCTCTAAAGGTCATAAATGGAAAGCCACTTGGAACAGTATTAATAGTGGCAATAAATGGTGTGCTATTTGCGCAAGAAATGTTAAGCCAACTATAGAAGAATGTTGTGAGTATGTTAAAAATGAGCATAATGGAAGATGTTGTAATACTATTTATGTAAATAGTCATGTTAGAATGCTTTGGGAGTGCTCTGAGGGGCATCAATGGAAGACTAACTGGAATGGTATTAAAAATAAAAAAACATGGTGTCCTGTATGTGCTAATAAAAGTAAGCCTTCTGTAGAAGAATGTAATGAGTATGTTACAAAAAAATATAATGGTAAATGCCTTGAAAAAGTTTATGTCAATAATGAAACTAGAATGTTGTGGGAATGTTCAAAAGGTCATCAATGGAGAGCTAGTTGGGGAAATTTACATATTGGTAACAAGTGGTGCCCGGAATGTTCTTCGTTTAAGACAGAGCGTAAATGTAAAGAATTATTAGAACAAAAACTTGGATTTGAACTTAAAAAAACTAATTTTAAATGTGAAAGTAATTGCTATCAATGGGATGGTTATAATGAAGAACATAAAATAGCCTTTGAATATCATGGTTATCAGCATTATGAATATCCAAATTACTGGCATAAAACTTTGGCCATATATGAGAAAGCAATTCAACGAGATTTAGATAAAGTTCAGTATGCTAAAGAAAATAATATAAGACTTATAATTATTCCATATACTGAAGAAAAGAATCTTGAGGAGTATATAAGCAAATATATAATTTCCTAAATCATAGCAATTAAGTTATGTAAGGAAATGGAATGTCTGAATTTGCTGCCCCTAGTTTAGTTAATAATTATGTATCAGCTTCTATATTAACCAATATAACTCCTGGTAGTATAATGCTACAGACTCAGAGTGTTTCGTCTGATGAGTCCTTATATCCTGCTATATCTCAATTTAAAGATTCTGAATCTGTGTTATATAATGCTGTTGTAGTTAGCGATACTACTAGTTCTGGTTATAATGCCAATATAATGCAGAATTATATAACTAATGGAGTATTATCTACTAGTATAATAACACCACAACCTCCTGTGGGAAGTATACAAGGATTGACTGGTTCTACACATACTATATCAGTTTCAAATTCTCAATTAGTTAAACAAACTTCTAAAAATAAACAAAATACTTTAGAGATTTATTATTCTCTTTCGGTAAATAATAAAGGTACCTCATTAGTAATTGTAGTATATAGAGGCCTTTATGGATTTTATTATTCTTTAGATTCTGGCCAAACAATTATTCCAATACCAACTTCTGGAATGGTCTATCCACAGCAAGTAACTTCTATAGCTATACAAAATGCTGCTTCAGTATCTACTCCTGGAAATATAACTATATGGGCAGGAACCTTACAGGAAGGCTTACTGTCTTATACTTTAGGTAGCCCTTCTTGGGTATCTGAAACTGATAATGACCAAATTTCTGGTAATTATATCTTTAAACATACCTTAATAACTAATACAGTAACACCTACTAATACTCCTATATCTACTTCCATTATTCCACAAACTTATGCTCCTGTTTATATTTTGGGAATAGTTAATAATCCAGTTGAGGCTGGAGAACCTATAGCAGTATATACTAAGCCATTAACAACTACACAATTAGGAGTTGTATCTACTTTCACTGCTTCCTTTAGTGGAAGTAGTTTAACTTTAACTTCTAATACAGGGGCTTCAAGTAGTCTTATAAACCAAACTATAACTGGTGCTGGAATTCCTACTGGTGTTATAGTAGGTTCTCTTGTTTCCGGAACTGATAATATATCTGGAGCAGTTTATACTTTAAATACTACTGTTGGAAATATAGCTTCAAATTCTGTTCGGGCAACTATAATATCTACTATTTCTACTGTTAAAAATATATATACAGTATATAAATATACAGCAACACAATACTATTCTTATATTTTAAATACTACTTATAATATATATAAATCAGTAGTTTTACCTTTGTCAGTTAGTTCTTTGCCGGCCCTTCCAAATACAAGTTATCCAATAGGTTTTACTATCTCTAATAATAGTAGTATATACACTAATGTAAGTAATGTTTGGACATTAACTACAACTGGATATTCTTGGACTTTATTTACAAACCCATTTACTAACGAGGTTTGTGATATAATAAAGTCAATACCATATTCAACAAGTTATGGTATGACTAATACATCTAAAGTTATAACAGCAGTGGCTACTTATTCTTCCAGTTCTTCTTCATATATTACAGAACTTATATATTTATCTATAAACAATGATGTTAATTATGGTAATATTTCACGACAACTCACTATAACAAAAGATACCTCTATAGGTTCCTCAATAGTAATAAATCCTAATCAATTTACCGGTTTATCTTACTTTAACTCAGATATCTTTATAACTACTAGAAATCAAATATTTAGATATTTAAATGGTTCTTGGTCATCTTGGCTATTAGCATCTGATACAACTACTAAAGAACGTAATCTAAATATTACAAGTTCATATGGATTTAGTTTAACTAATCCCATTTCATATATAACTGGTCTAAGAGGTTTTGGAGTAATACAAGGAACTTCTTCTAATGTCTATTATGGTATTTTAAATACTGATTTAGGAACTCTCGTAATAACTTGTAATAAGACTTCTTCTGATTATTTATCACCTATAGTCGGAAGTAAGGCAATTAGAACAGATTTATTTGGGACTTCTTTAAGAGATTTACAAAGTATTCCTGAAGTTAATAATATTTTTGGTTGCGGTTTAATTACAGAACCCATAAACAGATATATACTACCTACAAGTTATGGTGCTTCTATAAGATATTCTAAGTATGTTCCACAAATAACTTCTAAATTACCTAATAGTATAGGATATAATTACAATCAAATTTTCTATAAAAATTATTTGGTAGGAACTGATACCCTACCTTATTTTATAAATCAATTTAATGATTATGATTTACCATCAGAGAATTTAGACCAACTATATATAAATACTGAAAATGCTACAGAAATACAAGTATTAAAATCTCTATATTCTACTTTTAGTTATATAGATACTACTAATACTTTTAATTGGTTAAATGACAGTGTTACAGCAACCTATCTTTCTAAGTCTATTAAATATAACAGATTGAAAATTTTACTTCAGACTAGACAAACTATTTCATTGATAAATGCCACATTAAGCTCAAATTTAGAAATTCCTTTTATTCCAGATATAGATTTTTAATCAAGTATACATAGGGTTTTTAACAATGACTATACAGTTACATAATATAATATATAAGGAAGATTAAATATGAGTGGCGAGTTAACTTTATCACAATTTCGGTACACTACAACTAATAATAGAGATTTAGTTATAGGTGACCCAACAAATACTGCTGAATTACTAGACCCTAAATATATAGTGTTTCAGACAAATACAGCTCCTGGATATGCTACTAATCCATATATAGGAGTTACATATAATTCTGGAACAAGTACTTGGGAATTACAGTTCTCTAGTAATGGAGTTTCATCTACTTCTTTTGCTCAATTATCTCTAGCAAATATATTTAGTGCTGCTAATACCTTTAACAGCACTGTAACTTTTAATGGTAGTGTAGCCCTTAATAGTGCTGTTACTTTTAGTTCTTCCATAGCAGTATCTGGAGCGGCTACATTTAATGGTTCTGTAATAATTAACAATAGTTCACCTACTGTATTTAATAGTCCTGTAACTATATCAGGTTCCTTAGGGGTATCTGGAGCAGTTACTTTATCCTCAACTTTACTTCTATCTGGTGCTGGTACTTTTAATGGATTAGTTACTTTGTCAGATGGACTAACAGCAACTGGAGCAATTTCCCTAGGGCCCATTTCTTCCGTAATATCTAATTCTTCTACAGTAGCAGTACATTATACAGGTAGTACATCAGCATCTTCTGGTTCTGGATTAGTAGTATATGGAAGTTCTGCTATTATTGCTAGTATTTTGACTTCCACTACAACTACTACTTCAGATACGTGGACTTTGCTTCCTGCTTCTGGATATCCTATAAATTTTATTAGTGATTCTTCCTATCCTATAACTTTTAAGAGCCCTGGATTAACTGCTGCTAGGACCTATCAATATCCTAATAATTCTGGAATTTTAGTAATAAATCCAGGAACTTTCTCTGGTAGTAAGCTTTTGTTATCTTCTTCAGATAATACTTCAATCACAGAATCTACTATAAATGTCAGCTATCTATCTGGATTAACTTCTAATATACAGTCACAAATAAATTTAATTTTAGCTAATGCTGGAGGAGCTGTAGTAGGAACTACTGGAACTTTTTCTGGAGCCCTATCAGCAACTTCTTTAGCTTTATCTGGTGCTATAACAGGAGCAACTGCCGGAACTTTTTCAAGTGCTCTTACCGCTGCTTCTTTAACTTTATCTGGTGGCATGTCTGCTGGGGGAACTGTTATAGCTTCTTCATTTTCTGGTGCCGGAACTGGTTTAACAGGAACTGCCTCCAGTTTAAGTGTTGGCTATGCTTCTTCCGCTGGTTCTGCTGGTACAGTTCCTTATTCTGGTGTATCTGGTAAGCCATTTACTACTGTAAGTGTGTATAATAGTTCTAGCAGACCCTTTTCAACTTCATTTACTAACAGCACATCAGGCCCAATGTTTGTAACTGTTACAGTTCAGCCACAAGGCAGCCAACCATACTCTGCTTATTTTTACGTTTATCTAAATGGAACTTTATCTGCGGTAAGTTGTAAAAGCACTGGAATAGACGCTTTTGATGATACTGCTATTTGCTCTTTTATAGTACCACAAGGTTGGACATATCAAGTAAATTTAGTTTATAGTATTTCAATAGCAAATGTATATTGGAGTGAGACCCATAATTAGTTTTAGTTGATAATTCTTTAAAGGTTTTGTAATGTCAGAAGAACTATTAGAGGGAACACAGATAAATTATCTAACTGTAATTTCTAAAGTTGTTGTTTTTAATGGGGTTAGAAATATTACAAAATATATATGTTCTTGTATTTGTTACAAGGAAATACTAGTTACTAAATTTGACCTTATTCGTAAAGATGGTAACCAAGCAAAAAGTTGTGGCTGTAAGAGAAAAAAAATATTACTAAAAGAGAAAAAATCTAGGATTAAATATTTAATAAGTATTGGGGATATTTTTGATAGATTAGAAGTTATTGGAGAAAAACAAAAAATAAATGGAAGATTTAAATGGCCTGTAAAATGTTCTTGCGGTTCTTTGGAAATACATTATGTAAGCACTAGCGAATTGATTTCAGGAAATACCAAGTCCTGTGGATGTTTAGCAAAAGAGCATACTAGAACTTTTTTTAAAAATTATAGAATAAGTAAAGGAAAAAATCCAGATATTTTATTGACAGACAATTCAAAATTATTACGTTCTAAAATATTACAAAGTGGTATATTAAGTAAGGTTAGAAAAAGAGATAATTATACTTGTCAATTATGTGGAAAACATTCCTCAATTAAGAATAAATTATATTGTCATCATATAATACCAATTAATTTAGATGAATCAAGGGCATTAGATATTGATAATTTAATTTTATTATGTTTTGATTGTCATTTTACCAAAGCTCATAATAGTAATTATAAAACAATAAATTATGAAATAAGTAAGAGACTGATACACAGTATAAATGATAGAGCATAAGGAAAATTAGAAATGAGCGGCGAACTAGTTCCAAGTCAATTTAGATATACAACTACTAATAATAGGGATTTAGTTATAGGAGACCCAACAGACAGTGTTGGCCTATTGGAACCTAAATATATTGTATTTCAGACCAGTACCACAGCTGGCTATTTATATAATCCATATATAGGAGTAGCTTATGTGGGAGGTTCTTGGCAACTTCAATTTTCTAATAACGGCAGTACTATAGCTTCATTTCCTACATTAGGTTATTCTAATATTTTTACAAATGTAAATACCTTTGAAGGAGCTACTACTTTTACAGGATTAGTAACTATAACCAATCCTACTACAACTTCTTACAATACCATAAATGGCCCTATTATTTTTAATAATACTTCCTCTACTAATTTAACTACTTTTAATTGCCCAGTAGTTTTTAGCAACTCTTTTACACTAGCTAATGGCCTTTCCGTTAGGGGGGCAGTTTCTTTTTCTAATAACGTAAGCATAGTAGGTTCTCTATCTATAGGTTCTAATTTATCTATCTCTAGTAATACCGTATTATTAAATAATAGTGGAACAACTGGAGGAACGGTTGGTGGAGGTTTAATTATTAATGGAACCTCTAATCTAACTATAGCTAGTATCTTATTAAGCACTACTACAACTACATCAGATACTTGGACATTAATAACAAATAATAAAAAAGCTATTAATCTCATAGGTGATTCCTCATATACTATGTCGTTAAATAGTTCTGGATTAAGTGCTAATAGGGTTTATTCCTATCCAGATGCTACAGGAACTATTTTAACTAGACCCTCAAGTTATGCTGGAAATTATGTATTATATTCCTCATCTGACCATAATTCAGTGTTGGAGTCTAATATTACTTTAGCTGATTTACAAGCACTTACTACTGGTGGTGGAGTTTTTACTAATGGTATTGTAACTACTACAGGAAGCTTCTCCAGCACTCTACTTGTTTCTGGTATTTTTACTGGAAATAGTGCTACATTATCTAATAATTTATCTATAGGAGGAGCCCTTACTGTTGGTGGCGCTTCAGTATTTTCACAAAGTATGACTATTGCTGGTCAAGTTAATATCTCTAACACTACTTCTACAGCTTATAGCTCTGTAGGAACTGCTTTATATGTTTCCGGGGGTCTTGGAGTAGGGAAAACAATTTGGTGTAATGCTTTAACTTCTACGGGAACAGTGTCAGGAACAATAGGAAGTTTTTCTACATCAATATCTACTGGAACAGGATTATTTTCAGGTGCTGTATCAGCATCTTCATTTTCCGGTGATGGAAGCAATCTAACTAATCTTACTTGGGCTAATATAACTGGAGCATCTACCGGAGTAGTAACTGGAACTATAGTAGCTACTACTTCTATATTATCTACTGGGTCTATTACTGGTGGGTCTTTTAGCGGTCCAGGAACAGGTTTAACTGGAACTGCAGCTGGATTATCTATTGGTGGTAGTGCTGCGTCAGTTCCTTTTACTGGGGTTACTGGAGCTTTTTCAACAGTTACTACATATAATTCCACTACTAGAGTATTAGGCACAACTTATACTAACAGCACTGGAAAACCAATGTTAGTTATTATAAGTGATTCTGGAACTACTACCACATCTGTAAGCTTTGGGTTATATGTTAATAGTGTTTTAATTGCTAATACTCCAACAAGTTTAGCAGCAGCAGGCTCTTATTCTACAGGTTATTTTATAGTGCCCTCAAGTGCTACGTATTCTATAACAAATATTACCAGCTTTACACCAAATACAGCTAATTATATTTGGACTGAAATAGTTTAATAATTATAGTTTACTTTTTAGAATGAGATATCGTTTTAAGTAATCAAGTAATGCGTTAGCTACTCGTTGAATATACTCAGGATTTTTATCAGCAAGCTGTATCTTTCTTACAGCTTTTCTGTTTATATACAAAGTAGCACATTTTTCTTTTGAACCAAATAAATACTGTTCTACTTCTATATGGCATTCTTTAAGAAATGGAACTTGAATAACTACAATATTATTATCTTGTGGGTCAGTTGCTATGCTGTAAAAGGGTAAATCTAAAGTTAAAAATTCTTTTATACAATTATTAGCAAATAATTCCATATCAATTCGTTCTTTTTCTTTATCTTTTCTAATATTATTAAGTACTTGGTTAATAGCACTCGCAAGAGATTCTTTAGATGCCATTTCAATTTATTCCTTATATAATTTAATTAAGGAATTAAATGATAGAGAAATATATGTCTATTATTCAGTATACTTCAAATTTAACAGTGGTTGTTGGTGGCACTTATGATTCCACTAAGTATATGCTGGGTAATATCTTACCTGATAATACACAAGAACTAATTCCATTATTATCAGATTCTGAAATTAAAACCTTAAAAAATACAGTAATAACAGTAGGTTTTAAAGTATATGATATAGGTCTAAAAATCCTATATACTTGGAGTGGTTCTGATTGGATTGAGACTAATGATGCTGTAGCAAATTCACTATCAATAAATACATCATTAGGCCAATTTTTAGTAAATATGACAGGAAGTGTTCCAAGCACTGGACAAGTTCTTACCGCTCTTTCTCCATACTCAGCTGCGTGGGAAAATTCAGTAGCAGGAGTTCCACCAGTAGCAGGAGAATCTGGATTATTTCTAACCAATAATGGAACTTCTGTGTTTTGGGGCTCTCCATTTCCTAATCAGACTCCATATACTGCTGGAGGTTATTATTTATATACTAATGGTTCTACTGTATCCTGGGAACTAACTCCAACTTGGCTAGCTAATCCAATGACTGCCTCAGGTGATTTAATAGTTGGTGGTACCTCAGGAAGTGCAGGAAAATTAGCTGCTGGGTCAGTAGGGCAGAGTTTAACAGTGGTATCCTCAGGAATTTTGGGATGGAAGACTCTTGTTCCTGCTATTACTTCTGGAACAACAGGACAGTTTTTAACTAATAATGGAACTGTTGCTAATTGGGCTTCAATAAATCAAGTACCAGCAATGTCTGTAGGGGTATCTAATTATATTTTATCCAATAATGGAACTATTTCTCAATGGATAATAAACACTAATCCTCCAAGTATTTCAGGACAAGCAGGAAACTTTTTAACAAATAATGGCTCAGTTATGTCTTGGGCAGCTATAAATCAAGTTCCAGGAATATCTGGAAGTAGTGCTGGAAAATTTCTAACTAATGATGGGTCCTCTTACTCCTGGGCTTCGGCCTTAGCAAATCCAATGACTACTTATGGAGATTTAATAGTTGGAGGGTTGTCAGGAACTTCACTAAGATTGGGTATAGGTTCTATTAATCAAGTTTTAACTGTGTTAAATTCAACTACTCTTAGTTGGGAAACTCCTTTAATAAATCCAATGACATTCTATGGAGATTTAATACTGGGAGGAGCTTCAGGGTCACTAACTAAGCTTTCAATAGGCTCTGTAGGACAGGTTTTAACAGTTTATACTTCTTCTGGAGGGTATAATTTAGCAGAATGGGTAACTCCTGTGACATTAGCTAATCCTATGACTACAGTAGGAGATATAATTTATGGAACTACATCAGGAACTCCAGTTAGGCTAGGTATAGGAACTTCTGGAACTGTATTAACCTCAACTTCAGGTATTCCGGCTTGGACCACTATAATTCCTCCAATGTCCGGAGCAACTAATGGTGAATTTCTAACAAATAATGGTTCAACAGTTTCTTGGGGAACAATACCTAATCAATTGCCAACAATATCTAGTGGCACAACTGGATGGTATTTAACAAACAATGGGTCTGTTGCAAGTTGGTCTACCATTCCAGTAGGTTTTACAAATCCAATGACCACAACTGGGGATATGATTGCAGCAAATGCTGGAGGAGTAGCTGCAAGATTATCAATAGGTTCAACAGGGCAAGTTTTAACTGTGGTTTCTGGAGGTCCTTCTTGGGCAGCTATACCTTCTCAACTTCCCTCACAAACAGGATATAGTGGTTATTACTTAACTACTAATGGAAGTATTGTTTCGTGGTCTCAAATAACTCAATTAGTTCCAGCTGTTTCTGTAGGCAATACTGGATATGTATTGGAAAGCACTGGTTCTTCTTATGCTTGGACTGCTCTAACTAATCAAGTTCCATCAGTAAGTGGGCAAAGTGGAAAATACTTATATACAGATGGAACTAATTTATTATGGTCTCCTATTTCCACTCTTCCTAGTGTAACTGGTCAGGCTGGAAAAATTCTTTCCACTGATGGAACTACTGTATATTGGATTTCTGAATCTAGTTCTGCCTCGTTAGGAACAGTGCCTTTTAATTTTACTAGTGGTTCATTAGCAATTAATACTAGTCAAATATATACTGTTTCTACTACTTGTTATACTTTTCAGATTTTAACTATCTCTGTAAATACACCATCAAGAATTAGATTTTATGGAACTAATGCTACAGCTACCTCTGATTTATCTAGGTTATCATCTACAACTCCTTCAGGTAATGTTGGATTAATGGCAGAATTTGTATTTACAAGCACCCAACTATCTTGGATTTGTAGTCCAGTTCCTATTTGTTTTAATAATGATTCTATACTAAATCAAAATATTTATATGACAATTCAAAATTTAGGCAATTCTACAAGCACTATAACCGTTTCAGCAACTATATTAAAATTAGAATAAATATATTTATAGAGAGACTTTATATTATGAGTACTTTTTTGGGATGGTCCAGTAATTTAATTTCTAGTGGTGCGACTTCTTCCAGCATGCAGGCCACTTTCGCTTCATTGCTAACAACTACTGGCGCAACCCCTTGGCAGGTTGTACGTCAAGCTGTTATTCCTACTTCAATTATAGGAACAATGGCTACTCCAGGTAATGCCTTTGATATGACTTCTACCACTGTTGCTACACAGGCCACTTTACCAGCTTCTGTGGGAGCAAATATTACAGCTGGATTTATACCAACTTATATGTATGTTCAAGTAGGTAATTCTAGTAGTCTCAATTATGCTCCTATTACTTTTACACTAGACTATTCATCAAATGGATCTACATGGACTACTCTTCAAACCTTTACTGGACAAATTAATTGGCAATATGCTGAACGTAGAAAATATGCTATTACAGGAGCTACTTCACAAACTTATTGGAGAATAAATATCACTGCTGTAGTCTCTGGAACTACCTGCTATGTTGCAGGTTGGACTTTAGAAGACATAAATGGCAATTGGCTTACCACACAAAACTTTTTTGACTGTATTCCACCTACTACTGAAACAATAGGTAATAGTTATTCCAGAGACGTTTTACGGTGGTTATTTCCAAGTGCTGGAACTTCTATTCTTTTACGATCAGTTCAGGAGTTATTACTACCATTACCTGAACTATATATATTTAATAGTCCAACAGCAGGAGCCGTAACTTTAAGTATTACCATTAATAGTAATACAGTATCTTTTGTAGGTTCTACTAGTAATACAGCTATTAAAAATGCTAGGGGTTTGTATGAGGCATGTAAGACTAGCACTAATGCTAATTTCTTGGCATGGAATTGGTATTGGCCAACTGCATTAGAGAGCGCTGGCGCTTGTATTCTTGCTACACAGGTTACTCCAGCAATGAATGTAGCTATAACTTCTTCTAATATAAGTAATAGCCCATCAACCTCTGTATATACTACTCCTTTAGTACAGGGAAGTAGTTTTTCTTTTGGAACTTCTATAACTACTGATGTTATTAATGGTTGGATTTACTATTTACAAATTTGTTCAAGAGGTATAGCAATTGCCTCTAAAACAAATACTGCATATACTATGCCAATACATGCTTGTTATGGAGATAATGTTTCTGCTATATCCCAAATTCCAGTATCTGACTTAGCAGCCTATGGATTACCCTGCACAATAGTTGAGTTGTTAGTTGGTTACGACGATGTTGTTGCTAATACTAGTGGATATGGATCCCCTTCTCATTTTTGGGTAGTGCCTAGCAACACTTTTACTCAAACTGCAGTGGATACTTATGGGGCGGACAGCCCTAATTTATCTGCTTTTACCCATTTTAGTATTGCAGCAGAACTACAAGATTCCCCATCTAATATTAATACGCTTAATATTGCTTTTCCTAATAATAGTTGTACTGCAACTTATTATAGTCAGATGAATGGAGAAGGGCTATTTAATGGAGCTGATTCAGGTACTTTTTTTTCTATTCATAGATTAAGCTGTATTACTATACCGGGATATGTATATAGTAACTTGTCATCATATTCCGCGCTGCCGGCTCGAATAATTGGTCCAAATTACTATAATTTAGATTGGTATAAATTTACAGGAATTGCGCCAACTAATGAGCAGTTATTAATTTCACCATGTAATGACTTTACTACTACTATTTCTAGTACAGGATTAAAAACAGATACTACCTTAACAGTTGCTTCTACTTCAGGATTTCCAACTTCTGGATGGCTTGTTTTAGATGGAGAAATAATAAGTTATTCTAGTACAACATCAACTACTTTTGCTGGATGTGTTAGAGGAAATTATGCCACTTCACCAATTACTCCAATAGCTGGAACTACGTTATATATAGCAGGATGGTATTGTTTTATAGTTCAGGGGTTGTTGTTTGGCGGGTATATTACGCCTAGTTAATTTAATATTTAATATAGTAAGTTATATTTATATGTATTTAGAAACTATTAGCTAAAATAAAAGGATTATAATTTATGTCAGCACCTGTAAAAACAATATTAGCACCTACAGGATTAAATAATAGTGGTTTCTATAAAAGCCTGCCTATTTCTTTTACTATCAGACATTCTGTTAGGCTTTCTAATATGTTTATGGTCTCTTCACCAGTTTTTAATAATCCTCTTGGTGAGAAATTTGCTATTCCAGTTCCTTATATTGGTATAACTTTTATACAAAATAAGGTTATAATAAAATCTGTAAAAACATTAGATATGTTTATGGTAATAAATACATTTCCAGCAGTTTATACAGCAGTTGTCTTACGTCCAACTTATGGTCAATTATGGCCATTAAGTGGTACAAGCCCTTATTAAAATATGATATATTAAATTACAAAAAATATTAAAGTTTTTTATCATTTACCGATACTTATAATATGAGTGGTAGATTAATAAATAGGAAAAAAGCTAAACAACCTAAATTGGTTTTGTTTAAAAGGAGTTTCATGCTAGTAAATTTTTCTCAGGTTCTTAAGGATCCAGATGGTGGAGAGCTTAAATTAGATGCTACTTCTTCTGCTCTTACGCTGAAGGAAATTTCTAAGCTTTCTATTAAGGCAGTTCTTCCAGATGACTCACAGATAAGTTATGCTGATAAGCTTAACTGGGCACGATTAAGTGACCAAATTTCTAAGTCGGGTGATGAACCTATTAATGTAGATAGTGCTAAAGTTGCTCAGCTTAAGGAGCGTATTAGTAAAGTATTTCCTAGTATTGGTGTAGTCTATTCTATTGAGGTTGCCTTGGAAGGTACTATTTAATTTTTTAAAATAGATCTAAAGTAGATAAAAGAGCCCGATTAATTTCAGGCTTTTTATTTAAGAGTTAAGTTGTATGAGAGAGCAAATTATTGTACCAAAAGCTAATAAAAAAGAAGATGGTTTTTATATGGAGATAGTGATAGAACCACAGGATCCAAAAAAACTATCTGAACTATCTAAGCAACTTACTAAGGAATTATTTCCAAAATTAATGGAAAAAATAAAAAAAGAGGTTCCAGAAATTTTAACTTCTAATAATTTTTTTGGTGCTGCTGAAGAGTACATGTTTGAGAATAAGATACAATTCTCCAAAGAAATACGAAATAAGTATGCTAAAGCTATTTATGATGACTTTATAAGAGTCTTAGATGATGTCCTAGTATATAATACAGAAGATGGAATGTTATATATAAGTCCTTATGTTTTAGATTTAGAATTTGGTTCTTTTTATACTCCAGGAATACATTTTTTGAGTAAATGTATAGAAGATTATTTTGACGATTTTAGTAAAAAACAAAGACAATAGGAATTAAGTTTATGGCTCTTAGAACTAGTAATTATAATTATAGCGACCAGACTCCAAATGGATTGGCTGATTTTCTTTTTATTAACTCAACTGACATAGAAGAAATTTCATTATTTGGTGTTAAAACTATATATTATAAATTAAACCAATTCCAAGAAAATTTTGACCCTGTTTACAGAGACTTATTATCCTCTAAAAACTTTTTAGATCCAATAGAATTATATTCTTACTTTAAGGTAGAAGAAGCTACTACTCATGGTGTAGATATAATAGGCTCCTCACAAGTAGCAGAAAGAACTGGCGATATTTGGTTTAACATATCCTCATTAGAACATATCTTAGGAAGAGTTCCTATAATAGGAGATGTTGTAACTAATAATCAAATACATCAGATGTTTGAAATATTTGGAATATCAAAAGAGCTTTTTAGACTAGGAAGACCTTTACGTTATCATATAAAAGTTAGATTATATCAAAATCAGGCTGGTTTTGATACTTATAATAAACCAAGTTAATATAAGGATATATTATGACCATCACTAAAACTGAAAATGTATTTATCCCGTCTTCTACTTCATCTGGTTCTGGAAGTGTTAGCTATAATACAGCTACATCTACACATTCAGGAAATATAACACTTAAATGGTTGGGAGGTTCGTTAATTTTCTCAAGTGTGTCAGACTATCAAGATTTTATTACAAATGTTATTATTCCATTAACTAATGTGATAAATTCCCCTTCAGGTAGTGGTAGTGGCTATGTTGCTATGATTCCAGGCGTAGCAGGAAGCGATAAGGTAATATAATCTATGCCTAAGACCATTATAAAACCATCAGAAAATCTAAATACAAAAAATGAAGAGGAGATGCTTACTTTAATAACTTCAAGTGATACTAGGCTATCCGAGGATATAGTTACAGAATTTATTGCTTCATATACTGATTTAAAAACAGAATACAATAAACTTAAAATTTGTTTAAATAAATATAATAAGCTTAAACAAATAAATAATTAATTAATCTTGGGGAAATTAGTAATGGACAGCAATGAATATTTATTTACTGATTCAGAAAATCAGAGAAGTAAGAAAAAAGACACTTCTACAAGTGCTTTATTGGAACACAGAGCAGATGATGCTTTGCTTCATGCTTTATCTTTAGTTCTTTCTAGTAATAGTGAGTATGCTAGAAGTATACATTCCTTACTTGAAAATGATTTAAACAATGGTCACACAATAGATGAAGTAGATAATAAAGTAAGAGAATTATTAGAGCAAACTGAAAAGTTAATAAATAGCCAGGATGAGTTATCTACATTATTAACTACTTTTAATAATGAATATAAAGATGTAGTTCAAACAGCAATGATAAAGTCTAATGAAAAGCAACAAGAGTATATGAATTCTAAATTTTCTTCTTTGTTTCTTAATTTAGGACTAAAATCTGATGGTACTGAATATTCTCCTATAGATAAATTCTTTATTAAATTAAAAACTACTTTAAGCAATCAACTTTGGCTATTATTTGTTGGGATTATTTTATATCATATAGCATTAACTATAGTTAAAAAGTATTTAGGTGGGGCATAGTCTTAAATGAATAATAAAAATATATCAGATATTCTAAATGAATCTGCTCAAGGATTAAATTTATCTTTTGACATTTTTGATTCAAGTAAAGTATATAATATAGTGGAATTTTGTGATGTATTCTTAAAAATGCCAAAAGAGAATTCTATAGATTTTTGTAATAAGCATATAGGATTATTTGATAGTGTTCAGGTAAAGCAAGAAACTTTAATTGAAGGTCCTATAGCTTCTGCTATAGGAGATAAAATAAAATCTTGGGCAGATGTTGGTGGTAATATAAGAGGTTTACGTGGTAGAAAAGGAATATCTACCCCAAGACCTGCTTTAGCTCCAAGCCCCTTGAATTTAGTAGGAAAAGCCAAGAATTTTTTAGGAACTAATTCAGCAGTAATTCAAAGTAGCCCTATGATTAAAGTTTCTAACAATAGGGCAGGAACTACTGATTATTATGTGTTTCCAAGTCTTAATTTAAAAAATCCAGGACACTATGAAATTTTACAGGATATAATCAAAGGCAAGACCTCAGGAGATAGTGTTGCTTCTCAAGTTAATGATGGGGACCCTGAGAGATTTGCTGCTCAACGAAATAATAAAATAACTAATATAGATGTCAAATTAGCAGGTGCTTCAGACCAAAGAGCAGGAATGACTAAGGCTTTACAGGATTTATCTGCTCTTATAAATACAAAACAAAAAGAACTAAATAATAATCTTGTTGTAAGTCCCCAAGAAGTAGCAGGAATTAAACAACAAGCCACAGATATTCTAAATCAATTATCTGCGGCAGCATCACAGCCAGTTTCAAATCAAGAAGCAGAACAAACTGCTGATACTGCTATAAAACAAATAGACACTAAAGAACAAACAGCTACATCAGTTCAAGGCAAAGAAGGAATAACGGTTGGTGGAAATGAGACTAATACTCAGCCAATAACAAATCCTGCAGCTACTTCCAAGGCCTCTAATATTCCTAATCAGCAAACTATCAAGCCAGCTTCTATTGGTAATTCATTTAGAACTGCTTATAGAAATGCTTTACAACCAACTGGAACTCAAGCTTCCTTACAAAATGCTCCAAATACAGTTTCTCCAAATACTTCTACTATGGCAAAACCAGGAGATATTGTAAATGCTACTCCATCATTATCTGCTAATTCTTTAAATCCACAACCTACAAGTAATGCTTCTAATATACCTTCTACTACTTTTGAACCACCTATAAATCAAGCACAAACGGCTTCTACAGCACAAGAGCTACCACAACAAGCAGTTCAAGCTTCTATAAATCAACCTAATACTATAAATCAATCGAATATTCCAGTTAATACCTTTACAACTACAAATCAAGCTACTAAACCAACTGTTCCAGCAACTACTCCAACTATTCCATCTACACCAGAAAATCCAATGGCCCCTGTGGCTACTAATACTATAGGTGCTGATAATACTGCTGCTGGATTAGAAGGTACACCAGCATTTCAACAACGAATTAATAAAATTAGAGGCTATAATCCAACTAATACCCAAAAGACTCCATTATTTACAAAAGGAAGTCCCTATTCAAGACTGTAATTAAGTATAACTAAAGAGTGACTAATATGATAGATAAAAACGAAACTTTTTCATTTACATTACTATTTAATGAGGATAGTGATAAAGTTATACTAATTAAGAAGGGTGAATATCCGGTTAAAGAACTAAATGAAGCTGACCAAGTGCTTTCTTCAGAGAATTCAGAAGATGAGGAAGCAATAAAAGGAATAATATCTAAAATTCCGGTATTTGAAGCAGCTGAACCTGGAAGTGAGGTTACTATAACAGAAACTTTAGGTGATTTAGAAGATAAATATGGAATCTCTATTGAAGAGTTAGAGGAAAGTGGAGAAAATTTATCCAATGAACAAGAAAAATCAGAAAGTACAGAACATATCGAAAAAGTATTAGATAGACAATTAGAAGATGTATTTGAAAAAGAAAAAGAAGCAATGGGTGAATACTCTTTAGATATTTTAACAGACCCAACAGCTATTATCCCAGAACATAAATCATTTTACACTACTCCAGAAGCATTCTTAGATGAGAGTGACGGATATGAAGATATCTTTACTGCTCCAGAAATCATCACAGAGGCCGAGGAAGTTATTGAAGAGGGTGCTAGTATGGGAGAAGCAGTAAGTGCCTTTGTGAGAGAAGTAAAGCCAGGTAAACTGTATTATTCTAAAGATATTAAGGGATTATTTTCTATATTAAAAATATATAATCCAGAAGCACAGTTAGCCATATTAAATAAATTACCCATGACAGGAAACATTGCTATAACAAGAGATGAAAATAACATAGCTTGTTTAAAAAGAACAGCAGTGTCAGAACCTTCAAAGAATATAGATAATAATGAAATATCTGAGTTATTAAATGGTCCAGCAGATGTTAGTTACAAACCTTTTATTCGCTATTAAATAAAATAGTTGTAAAGTTTATGGCAACAAAATAATAAACCATTTATAAAAATATTTAAAAGCATAAAAAAAGAGGAGCTTTTTAGGGCTCCTCGTTTTACTTTATAACCATATTTTATTAGATTGTTATATTCCAAATACTATCTTTAGCTGAAAATGGTCTCATCATTGCTCTTGGATATAGACATAAATTATATTTTTTAATTATTTCTAATTTTTCATTAGAAAATTTTCCACTATTTTCTAATCTATTTAGAGCATTGTCATTATGTTCTTCAAATTCTTCTCTGATTTCCTTTAATAAATTGCACATAGCAGGTTCAGCAAATATATTCTTTCCAAAATCTCTATGAGATGTACCATCAAGGAATTCACACATATAAAAAGTATTTTCTTTAGGTAATCCACTATTAAACATTGTTAAATGACCCGCTTTGCTTTCTATGTCTAGAAAGCCATTTATATTAACAGCAAAATCAGGAGGCATTTGACTTCCGTTTGGCTGATACATAAAATATCCATTTTTTAGTGGTGTTTTATATGTAGTTTTGATTTGAGTCAATTTTTTAATCTGTTCAGCCTTTTCCATTTCAGTCAGTGCTTTGCCTTCCTTCGAGGATAGTTTATAATATATTTTTCCTGTTTGTCTAGTATATTCTTGTTGTAAATCATCTATGGTTGGATTTGTTTTCTGTTGTTCGTGTAAGCCATTATCTAATAGTATCTGTTTTATAGCAAGTTCTGTAATATTATCATTATTTTTAGTTGTTGTATTAGTTGTTTCTATTGCTAATGAACTACTAAAATTAGTTTCTTTTAATATAGTGATTAATTCCTCAATGGTTTTTAACATAATTTAGTATACTCCTCTATAACATCAGCCTTACCAAATCCTGGTATGCCACTATTTTTTAATGATAACTTAACAAAATCTAATGCTTTTAATTTTTCTAAAACTATATCATTATTTGCTTTAAAGAATATCCATTGTTGTTTTCTATCACATTGTTCTTTTGAAAACGCTTTAAAAGTATAATCTAAATAGCCTTGTCGTGGAACAGCAAAATCCCAAATCATATCAAAATATTTTTCTGCTTCTGGTGTTCTATTGTATTGATACAACTTAAAATCAGAATGCCACGTCCTTGGTTTTTCTAAAAGTCGAAGATTTGTTGTGTCATTATTTAAAGTCCATATTTGAAAACAACATCGTAAATTATACTCTTTATTGGATAAAGTAAAGGAATTAATAGGAAGTAGCATATCAAATACTAATTTTGCTTGCTTATTAATTTTTGATTGTGCTGACCACTTTCTAAATTGAATAGGCAATATAAATCCAACAATTTCGCTACATTTAAGTGACATATTTATAAAATCAATAGCTAGTCTACCCTTATATCCGAAAGGAGGATTACCTATAAAAATATAATTACACTTTCTTTGTTTATAAAACTTTAATATGTCTCCAGATAAAAAATTTGCTTTAACTATGTCAGAATGCTCTGGAAATAAATCTAATCCTATTTTAGTTTCTTGTATGACCTCTAAAAATTTGCCATTTCCAGCAGAAGGCTCTATAAAAATAATATTATTAAGTTTAATATTTTGTGAAGTAATGTAATTTTTTAATTTAGTATAACATAACATAGCAGTTTCAGATTTTGTATAATATTTATCTAGAGATATGCTTTCTTTTTTATCCATTTTATTTCTTATTCTCTATAAATATTTGCTGTTCTAATTCTTTTATTGAAGTTTCTATGTCTACTAGCATCTCTATTATATCAATTGAAGCTTCTAAATCTATTATATTAGCTGAATTATCTCTTGTTTCTTGTAATTGAGTTTTTAAAGTCTCTAAACCTTCAATTGATTTTAGAATAGCTTTAATATCAGGATGTAGAAGTAAGTGCTCATTTGTATTTTCTAATATTCTTTTATTTATTTCATCCATTTTAGACATATTTGGCCAGCTTATTTAATGTTTCTTTATGTAATTGACTTATTCTGCTCTCTGTAATCCCTAATTCTCTTCCTATATCATATAATCTTTTGTCTTTGAAATAGTGTCCATCAATTATAGCTTTTTCTCTTTCAGTTAATGGACATGCCTTTAATAGACTTTTTAATGTTTCTTTATCCTCTATATTTAGATATCTATCTGTAGTATCTTCAAAATCTGCTATAGTTGCCACAGAGGAATCTTCATTTAACATTGAAAATTGACTAACTATTGTACTTTTTTTTACTGCTATATCAACTTGTTTCTGAGTTAATACATCAGAGCTAAAGGTATTAGTAGTATCATCATGTTTTATTAGTTTTAAGGCAGCTCTAGTGCTTCTTGATACAGTATCTTGACTTCGTAAATAATCCAATAAGGCTCCTCTAACTCTATACCAAGCATATGTTCTAAACGAACAATCTTTTGATGTGTCAAAGTTATTATATGTTTCTAATAGACTTACCATACCTATTTGTTTTAATTCATCTCTTAATTCTGGTTGTATGGCCTTAGAACCAGAACGTCTAGCTTCATTATATATTTTATTTACACTACTTTCTACTACATCAAAATATTGTTCTATATTTTTATAGTCTTTTTTATTATTCAGTTTGGTATTCTTAGGAGTTAATAATCTAATTAGCTCTTGTTTCTCCCCCTGCTCCCTATTAGAGAGTTTTAATTTGTTAGTAAGATATTCCAATCGTAATTTTTTATCTTGTTCACTATACTCCATAGATTCCTTATATTAAAGTAAATTCATTTGGTAATATTTCAATTCCTTTATTTATTATATATTTATCTGGATATTTACCATATATTTTTATATCACTAGGTCGTTGGTCATCTAATCCAAATATTATAACATAATTTTTATTCCAAAGTTGCTCATATTCTTTTTCTGTAATATTTATAAAAGGAGGATTAAAGCCTGAAATAGATATTACAGCATTATTAGAATATATTACATAAGAACACAAAGTTCCAGATAGGATATGTAAAATTCTCATATTAGTGTGTCCTAAAATAAATATTAGTTTTAGCTTTTTTAGTAAAACATAATTTACAGTCAAGACATGTATCAACTTTATTAGTTTGTTGAGGACATGTTGTTGATTGTATATTAGTTGGTTTATTATCTCCAGCATAGGCAACTCTAAATGTTTTTGGTGTATTCTTAGTTGTAGTTATATCAGTACTAGCAAATAATACTACATTTGGTTGCTTATTTAAAATACCTAGATGTGGAAGTAAGTTAGTATCTTCCCAAGCTCTTGTATAACCATAGAATGTAATATTAGGTAATTGTTTAGCAATACTTATCCATTTATAAATATATGCCACATTAAGCATATCTCCACTAACATGTAATCTAAATATATTAGATTTATTATATTTCTTAATTTCAGTTACCATATCTGTTGTAAAGGTTTTATCTGTAATAGCATTAAAGTTATCATTGTATGCTTGTTTAACATTTGGATATTGATTTTCAAGTCTTTTAGCATAACAGTGTTTTTCGCACCATGAAGTTTTTGTAGGACAGGATTTTAATGCTGAAATACTAAAAGATAAAATTTTACCAAGTTTAGTATTTCCCTTACTTAAATTAATTTTCATTTAGTTTTTCTCCTATATAAACATTATTCATTTTTTAATATTTTTTTATAGTAGCTAAGTGGAATATTTAATCCATAGGCTATTATAGCTTCTTCTTTACTTACTGGAATATAATCAAATTCATTAAAGGTACATTCTGGATACCTTTTACCTAACGACCCATTAGCTATATTAGTATGAACAAACCCCTTACAGCAATGTAAAGGAAGAACTAAAGGACAGGAATACTGTTTCCAGGATAAATACCATCCCATAGGTTTTCCAAGAATTCTTCCTTCATAACATTGCTTGCTATCTAATTTAAAGATATTATGGGGCACAAGTAGCTCTTTATAAAGAATCTCACTACTTAATAAATGAAAAATCTTGTAGTAATTCTTTGACAAAAACTTATCTGCTTTTTCATTAGTTATTGATTGCTTAATAACAGACTCATATTCCTCAAACATTATATAGCTACCAATTCAAATTCATCTTTGGTCATGTGTTCAGTTATAAAATGTGAACTACGAGTCTCATATTCATATTCACCACATAGGTAAGAGGCTAATTCCAAACTTCCAGGATTATTCCAAAACCATTCCCAAAGTTTTTTGTCTGTTGATTTTTGTATGTCAATCCAGGGTCTATGAGTACCTTCAAAATCTAATACAAAGTAATTAACAGTTCTATCAAGAGGTGCTAATATACAATAATTACCAGATACTATATGTAATATCTTATATTGTTTAGGATTAGACTTCTTCATCTCCTGTTTCTCCTTCTATATCAAATCCCATACTTTGTTCATATTCCTCAGGGGAACAGTTATTAAGCGCAATCATATACTCTTCTGGACTTGTTATACCTTCAATACCTAACTTCTCAACAAGGCTATTAAAATAATCTTCCTTAGACATTTTAACTGTTTTAATATAGGCTTCAAAGTTTGTCATATCGCTTTGAGTACTTTTAATTATCATTTTGAAAGATTTATTTAAATCCTCATCTAAACTTTCGTCTAATTTAGCAAGTAATAAAGCTTTCTTATCTGATGTCTTAATCCAATCATCACGTTTAATTTCAGTTACCCACTCATAATTATAACCAACCTCTAATGATGTTCTATAATTAACTGGGTCATTAGGATATTTTACTTGATTTTCCATAAAATCTCGTAATTTTTCTATTACTTCCACAGAATCATCAACATGGCAAGCCAATACAATACTATCGTGTACCCAGAAGTATAACTCAGCCCGTTTATCAGAAGTCTTTAACCAGTTTTTAAATTTACAAGCAGCCAAACTACACATGTCAGTAGCACTACTTTGAATGTTAGTATTCAAAATTTGCTTAAATTCTTCTCTTAATGACCAATATTCTTTATCAGTTTTTAACTTTTGTATAGTTTTATAGTCTTCTTCAATAAATGCCTTGTATGCTTCATGTCTTCCATAAATTTTTGGAGTGGCTCTTCTTCTTCCAAAAGGTGTTTCTAAATATCCTTCCTTTACTGCTTTTAACAAAGTTCTTCCTTGCCAAGCTCTAATTTTTGGATATGTGGCATAGAAATTTTTAAGAAGTTTATCAGCATCTTGCGCTGGAATTCTTAAATCCATACTTATTTTTTCTTTACCAGCTCCATAACTAATACTAAACGTAAAGGATTTTGTTGCTTTTCGTTTAGCTTTAAAATCTTCCATAATAGCTTGTGCTACTCTAGTTTCTTCTGGTGTTTTGGCATTATTAAGATTTGTTTCTATTTCAGAATAATTAAGGTGATATAAGTTTTCAGTGTTAACTTTATGTAGGTCAAGTCCAGAATTAACAGCCTTAATAAGCTTATCATCACCAGATAACGAGGCTAGCATATATGCCTCAAGTTGACTATAGTCGATGTTAATTATAATCCAGTCTTTTTTAAGAGTTAATAAAGAAGTATAATCAGCTTGTAAATCTGGATTAGAGCTAACTACACTTCTCCAATCAATTCCTAACTTATCTAAACTATTAAATGATAATTTATTTAACTTTTGAATTAGGTTATCTTCTGCCATTTTCTTTCTAACCTCGGTAGATTTTTACTGAATTCTTTTAATTTTTTAACTATGGAAGTTCTTGATATATACAGTGAAGCATATCCATTTCTATTTATTTTTGAAGAGTTAGGTCCAACTTCTAAAAAATAGGAATAAATAACTTTTTCTATTAGGGATAAATTCAGTAACCATGAGGAGTGTATTTCTATTTTTATATTTGTATTTACTTTTTTATTGGAATAAATTATTGACCCATCTCCATCAATAAAGCCAATTATTAAAGCTAAAAAATTATCTTTGGTTGTATTGTTAAGTATCTTACTTAGGTCTGGAGGATTTTCCGTTTTATTCAACTTTAAATCAAATTTCTCTCTTATTTGTTGACCATAATATCCTACCATACTTGATACTTGATAATGGGTAGAAGAACTGCTATAATTAGTTTTTCTTGTATATGCTCTTACATTTTCTTTTTTCATTTCTATAAAGGAGGCAAATTTATATGCTTGGTCTTTATCTTTTTCGGATAAAGTTAAAGATAGCCTTCCATTCTTATCAAATGTGCCATCAGCTAATAAGAAGCCCATCCAATAATAAGCCTCCAATGTTTCTTCCAATAAAGTAGCAGTATTTCCAACTCTTACTCTATTGGATACTAATCTTTTTATTTTAAATTTGCTTTTCGCATGTTCTTTAATTCCTACCCAGGTTCTTGTAGGAAATAACCTTTGAAGATTCTCTTCTGTATCTAATTCATAATGTTCTTTTAATAATAAATTGTCTTCTTTTGACCAATTAGGTTCTTTTGCCATTACTTTTCTCTTACATCTTAATATAATATTCTATCCACCTATCAGTTCCATCAAACTCAACTCCCATACTAGATATTACACCATTAATTATGTGTTTTACTGTGTAAAGTTCCTTGTCTGGTCTCATTTCGGCTTTAATTACTTCCCATGTAGTATAATTGTCTGGGTCCTTAATAATGGCACCAATTTGATATTTCATTGTATTATCTCCTTTGAAGTTAGTTTGTTATTAATGCTTTATTTTCCATATAAATAAAATTCTAAATATCTTTTAATGTCTTCTGTTAATTTGGAAGTTAAAGTAATACCAGAAGGAGGTATTATGTGAGTAAGACATAAATCAGATAACTCCATAATAAGACTGTCTAATACTTCATCTACGTTTTCACATTCAAAAATTCCCATACCAATCATATTAGTTAGTGCCCTAATACCAGCACCAGGGCTTAATACAAATTCATGAGAACCATCATGCTTTTCAAAAACAAATAAACACTGTAAGCCACTATCCCCTACTGATTTATCTAATACTGTATCATTTAATAATAGTATTTTAGTCTCTGTAAAGGGTGTAGTTTCTGCCACTTTTAAGTAATCTAATATATCATTATTAAGATTTTCTCTAAACAGCATATTCTCAGGTGCTTTTTTTCTTGAGGCTTTACTTTTTACTTGCTTATATACTAACATAACAGAAGCATATCTATAATCATTTAATAATTTTTCTTTTATCAATAAAGATGCTGTAATAGAGGCACTATATTTTAATAATAAATGATTTAAATATCCACTTTCAGGAATAAAAGAATTAGCTATAAAATTATACTGTATATTTGAATACTTATTACTTTGTTTATTAACTGTCTGAATCATCTTCATCACTGTCTTCATTCACACCAACTTCTTTAGTTTTTTTCTTACTTTTAGATGGTTTAATAGTTAATGAGATATCAAAAGTTAAAGCCTGGCTAATTTTTAATTTATCAGCATCTGACAATTTTGCCACAATTTTGTCATAAAGTATATTTTCCTGCTCTGCTACATTATTTGGACAAAAATATTGTTTAACCATAGAACCGTGTGATGGAAGAGTTAGTATAGGTCCTCCCTTATGTTTTTCTCCATTATGCCCAGAAAAATTTGTAGAGCCTAATCTTGCTGTTCTATTAGTTTGACTATATTGGGCATTGATTGTCCAATGTCCTATACGTTTGTAGCTTCTTGAACCCTCATTCAACACACCACTATACCCTCTATAAGAATAAGTAGAGTATAATTTAAGTAGCTTTTTAAGTTTGGACAGCTTAAAAATAAATGGATGAAACAGAATCAAATCATCAAGAGCTTTTTGATTAGTTGATGGAGATTTTTTCTTTGTTTTATTAAATACTGGAAGATTTAACTTATCTTTATTAAATAATATATTACCTAATTGTTTACCGGAAGCTATGTTAAAAGTATCCTTATCATCTATGTATGAATCAATAAGTGTTATACTATCAGCATAAGTAGCTTTAATTTGTTTTTCATACTCTAATTTAGCTTGTAAAAATCTATCTCTAGAGATAGTATATCCCTCACAAGCCAATTCATTAGACGTTATAATAACTTTATGTGGAATCTTATAGTAGAAACTCCATAAAGTTCTATCCATATTCTTTTTAAGAAAATTTACAAGCCTTACAACTGCTAACGCATCCATGGAGGCATATGGAGCCAGGATGTCTAGCGGAACGTCTTCAAAACCATAGGTTCTATCTCCAAGAGCCTCTTTTGCTGCTTTACCCTTAGTTTCTTTTTTCTTTTTTGAAAAAATTGTAGCCTGTTCCTTAATCCAATCTTTAATTGGGTCTTTATAGGCAGGTAATCCAATTAAATGTGTATTTTCTTTTAGGGCTGCTGATTTATTAGCATGGTGATATAAAGTAAGAAGCACCATAGTATCAGCCATGAAATTTTTAGGTTTTCTACCATTAAATAACTCATGTAATACAAGACCATCATAAGCAAAATTATGCCAGAACTGGGCCTGTTCAGATTCAAAGAATATCTGTTCTGTATATTTTAATACAGTTTCCTTAGTAAATGTACAATTTCCAGATGCTATAAGAGCATCAGAAGTAGGGATACACCATGCCTCTTCTTCATCAGATAGCCATGCTAGAGAATAACATAGTAATTTAGGAGCCGGAGATTTTATAAAGGCATTTAGGAAGCTTGTTTCTGTATCAGCTCCAAACGGTTCCTTAAAACACCTATCTCTTAAATAGATTAAATCAGCCTCAGTTTTTGCTACAAATAATTTACTAGGCCTACTTTTTACTAAGTCTATATCTTCTATTTTTTTCTTTATTATATCAAATAGATTACTATACATGAATTTGTCAGTATAAAACAGCGAGTTGATGCTGTGATTGTCTGTAATAATCGCTATTTGTTTATTATTTATTATGTAGGTAGTTTCTAGCTCATTAAAGAATAAACCAAGCTCTAACCCATAATTCACAATTAAATCAGCATCAACAGCAGCAATTTGTTCTGTTATATCACTAGTAAAATCAGATGTACAAATAGTTATTACGTTTATATCACAACTAGGAGGTCTTGGTATAAACTGATTTAATAATTGTATTTGTTTTGTTTCTTTTAATTCAGGTTGACTATTACACAAAATAACTACATTTATAGTTGCTGTCATTTAAGTCCTTATATTAAGTAGCTTAATTTGGTTAATTATGTAATTCTCTAAATTCTTTTCTTCAGTATAGGGTATTATAATTAGTTTTATATTATTTTCCTTAGCATATATCACTTTATCTATATCTCTTTGCTTAGCTTTTTCGTGAGCCTCTTTGGTTTTTTGAAAGAAGTTAGGAAATATGTAATGTTGATAACCATGATATTCAAATGCTATCTTATTTTCTTTATTATAACCATCCCATTGATACCTACTATTAGTATATATAAAATTAGTCTTTATAAATTTAATACCTAATTTTTGTTCTAATAACTCCTTACATATTTTTTCAGTTTTAAATGAGACGCATTCAGGACACCAACATCCTTTGCTTTTTATGTCTTTCCAAATAGCTTCCCATTGATGCCCTTCCTTACATTCCCACAGCATTTTAGTATTGTTATTTATATACTCAGTAGATATTAGTTTACCATTTCTATCAATAGCATATTTTTTAAGTTCTTGTATAGAATACTTTATTTTCCCAAAACAATACCAACACCAATTTCCTGAAGATACACTATTCCAACTAGCTTCCCATTGATGCCCTTCTTTACATTCCCATAGCATTTTAGTTTTATTACTAGTATATTTATCAGAGATTAACTTTCCTTCTTTATTTTTAGCAAACTCTTGCAGTTCAATTATAGTTACTTTAGATGCTTCTCTATTACAATGAGGACACCATTGCTGGGAACCTTTAATATTACCCCATCTTGCTTTCCATTGATGACCCTTCTCACATTCCCATGACATTTTAGTATAACTATTTATGTAAGTAGTATCCAAACATTTACCATGCTTATTAATAGCATAAGTTTGAAGTTCTTCTATAATAACTTTTTTACACATTTACTACCCTTTTGAAATTATAAATTCTATTATAGAAGTTTCAATACTTTTAGAAATTTTGTAGTCATTACCTTCTTTACTTATGGAATCAACAATAGCCCTTAAAAGTTCTGAGCAATCGTCGTCAGACATATACCTAAGCAAATCTCGGATATAGGGCTTATTTATTTCTACAGGTAAGCAGTTTGCTGGTACAGGCTCACCCCCATCACATACAGGTGAGGCTCCTACAAAACTGTACTGATAATTATAGCTAGCTTTTGTAGGATATGCTGCTTTATTAGCAGAAGATGTATTTCCAATTCCAAGAAGTGATTTCAAATTCATTTTATTATTCCTCTATATTAGTATAATTATTAATCTATTTCAGTATCTCTAAAACCTATGAACACTGGATGACGACCTTTTCCGTCTTCTTTCATGCCAATTTTAAAGTATTTATATTTAATAGTTTTTCCAATATAGTTTGCTTGATTACTCCAAATTTCGTTCCTCATAACATCGTTCAGACCGCTTCCTACTCTTACTTCATTATCGGAAAAAACATCAATAGCAATAATAGTACCTAAAGTATTTTTTCCTACCATATCATTTTTTCTATGTGTTTTCTCTTTCAATCCTAGGGCATTAACATTACTTACTGCTGTGTTTTCTGTTAACTCTTCAAGAGATGTAATTACTGCTTCACTATCACTAAAACGCTTCATTTTCCATAAGTATCCTTGGTTAGGTGTGCTTCTGCCACACTTATAAGGACCATTTCCAGAGCGACCAATTACCCCTTCAAATCCAGTTGTTAGACATTGCTCTTCAAATTCTAATAGCTCTTTCTCGTTGTTTATTTTGGTAGGTATTAGTTTAACTATTCTTGGGTCATTAAACTCTATTTGTTTTAGTAATTCCATGCGATTTTCATATGAAGTTGTAAGAGAATTCTCAACAATATCGAATACATAAAATACAAAATCGGGCTCGCCATCAAACGACATTACATTATGTGTAGTTTCTTGAAAGTTCATTGTTTTACTTGCTATAATTTCGCCGTCAAATTCACCCAAAAATTTTCGGCCATTTTTAGAACAGTTATTGAATATTTTATCTAACTCATTGCTAATGTATTTGTTAGGTATCTTTTTCAATTTCCGTGATTTTATATTACCATCCAAAAAAATAGCCCTAATCCCGTCTAATTTTTTACTACAATAAACTGGATATGTTATGTTAGATAAATCATCTGGATTTTGTGTAGATGCTAACATTGGTTTTGAAATTATGCTCATTTAGTTCTCCTCGATTATTTCAAATAAAGTTTTATTTTTATCTATTCTAATGATAGAATTATCAGAAGCATGAACGGTATGTGGAAATTCTAAAATCTTCATTAAATTACGTTTTGTATCAGTAATTGGCTGAAAGTAAGCCCTATTCTTACATTTATCAATTTCATATATGGAATATACTAAGGTATACTCAATATCATTATTTTCTATTCTATAATATAAATAATCACCACTTTCAATAAATAATATTTTATACATTATCAGGAACCTCTACTATCTCAAATAAATTTCTATTTTGTGTTAAATTTATAAAACTACATTTTTCTCCAGGCATAATAAAGCTTATATCATTATAAAAATATATTTTTAAGCTGTCTTTCTCCTTTGAAGAAATACCTAGAATATATTCTGCTTCTGGTATATATAATATTTTATACATTATCAGTAACCTCTACTGCTTCTATTAGCTCTAAATTTTGTAGTATGTCTATGTTGTTTCCTTCTGAATCTCTAAGATTTATGGTATATGTCTCAAAGGAAAAAAGTAAGTTCCATAATAGCTCTTCTGTAGTTGCTTCTAAATAACGAGGTTTTTGATTATATATAAATCTTCCTTCTGTTATAAGTAAAAATCTATACATATTTAGTCTACATTCAAAAGTTGATTATAACACTGTATAAATATGTTATATATATCTAATATAGCAACATATCCTATGAATATATTTTTATAATATATTTCTAAAATCTCTTCATCTTCAGTTACTGATTTAAATTTTAAAATACTATTAGACAATCCATTTAAATTAAAACGTAAATCTTTATCACAAAAGCCTATAAAACTTTTTACTAATCCTTTAGTAGTAATAGGAATAATAAAATCAGAACAGATACAAATAGCAGGACAATTATTTTCTAATTCTGTATAAGAGATTGACATTATTTCGTATTTCATATTATTTTCCATCCTCCACTATTTCAAATTCAGAGTATAAAAGTTCTCCACTTTTTTCTGTATCTATATCTATATCAGCTACTGTATATAACTTAGGATTAAAGTAATTAGGAGTCTCTACAATTTTATCTAACATTACTTGTATATCAATGATACCATTTGCTCTACACCAATCTGCTTCTTTAATTAAACATTCCTCAGCTGATAAAATTGGATAATCATAGTTCTTTGTTGTATCAAACCATAGAAAATATTTTCCACTTGGTATATATAATATTTGTTTCATATTATTTTCCATCCTCTATTATTTCAAATTCAGAAATATCTAATGTTTCCTTAAAGTCAATTCCTGCTCTTTTATATAGTGTAAGATTATATTGATGTGGGTTTTCTACAATACTGTTTAATAAAGTTTCTACATCAGTAACATTTTTAGCTTTAAAAAATTCTGAATCATTATTCAAGACTTCTTCTGCTGATAATGTTGGAATTACACAACTACCTGGAATAACATTATACCATAGAAAATAGCTTCCACTTGGTATATATAGTATTTGTTTCATAATCTAAGCCTCCACTATTTCAAATTCTATAGCATTGAATGCTTGAGTAGTTGACTCAGGCATAGAGACGTTATAGATATCCATTATAATACACTCCCTAAAAGATTTAGTATTTAATATTTTTTCCAGTATTTCTTTTTTGTGTGATACTAGTTCTAGAGTAGGAGAGTCATTATCGAATGGTAAATATTCTGTTCCAAGATAAAAGCCATAAAGCAACACACCACTCATGCTAGTAGTTGCTTGTGTTGTTTTTAACCACTCAGTTAAGAGTCTATCTGACATTTTTCTTCTACTTGATACCCCTAGAACAACTAATATAAAATTACCAGTTGGGATATGAAGAATTTTATAGTTGTGTTTAGTCTGTGTCATAAGCTATATCTCAACTACTTCAAATTCTTTAGGTGTTGGTTTTGTGTCTTCTGCTATATCATCTAAACATTTTTCAGGAAATAAATCCAAAGCTATATGGTCACATAGTTTTGTAGATTTTGTAATATCTTGTAGCCATTTTTTATTATCACTTATTATTTGAATAAATCCAGAACTTGTTGTTTCATAGGCACTAGACAAATAAAAATTAAAACATGGAAGGTCATCCATAATCTCTTTTGTAATAGCCATTCCAGGAGTTACAGAAAGATGACCTATATAACAGAAATATATATAATCTCCAGTAGGTATGTGTAATATACTATATAGTTTCATTAGCATTTCTCCAAGGTATTTTTTTAATCTACTTCAATTATTTCAAATTCTGAAACATCTGGTATAATTTTATTTTTTCCATGTGTATTTATTAATGTATCTAAAGTATCTCCACTATCTATAATATCATTTATATCTGCTGCTATTTCTCTTAAAAATTTAGAAGAGTTAATTATTTTAACAGCTGTAGTAAAATCTGTTTCTATTTCATGAGAAAATTCTTGCTCTCTTCCTCCTAAATAGCTTTCAGAAATAAAAAAACAGAATCCGGAAGATACTCCAATTCTTTCAATTATTTCAGAGATAGTTAAATCTCTATAGAGGCTAGAAAAATATATAACAAAGTTTCCAGTTGGTATATGAAGAATTTTATACATCTACATCTACCTCAACTATTTCAAATTCGTTAAGTATTGGTTTCTCATCTTCTGTTATCTGAGTTAAACATGTTGCAGGAAATAAATCCAAGGCTATATCATCATATAAACCACTTGTAGGTAAATGTTCCTCTAACCAATTTTTGTCGGAAAAAAATAATTTGACAGCAGATATTGGGGCACAAGATTCTAAATAAAAATTAAAGAAAGTATAATTAGCTACATCTATTTTGGATAGTATTTTAACTTTATTTAGTTTATTATTTGTTTTTCCATAAATATACTCACATGTAGGAATAAATAAAATACAATAGGCTTTCATTTTACTTACTCTTCTTAGTTTCTTTGGCAGCATTCCACCCATCTTGCCTACCTCTATTGTATTCTCTTTTAAGTTCAGAGGCACCTGGATGATATACTTCAAGTCGTTTTACAAGAGCTTTAGTCATCTGCTGCTCTTTATTATAGGCAATAGTTATAGCATGAAAATCAGCTTCAAGTTTAGCAATCTTTTTTGCTTGCTCATAAATTACATCTTTATCTTTCATTTATTTTCTCCTATAAAGTAATAAACCCTAACAAATAGGGTTTAGTGGTTAGTATTTTTTGTGATATGCTGGTTTTTTGTTCTCTTCTTCCTGTCTTAGCAACTCTTCTTCCTCATCTTCCTTGGGTGCTTCTATAAACTTAAAGGTAAGAGGTTCAGTAGGCTTATTGCCCATTAGGTTAACAGATACTGAATCAGGACCAAATCTATTCTTTCTAATGGTTATAGTTCTTTTACCAGCATCTAATTCCTTTTCCGAAGACCCCAATGCCCAAATTGCGTCAAGTCCGAACAACGCTGAAAAACTTTCAGAGACACTATCATAGTTAAAATTACTTTGTCCCACTGCTGATCTATTAGATTGAAAAGCTGTGAGCATAGTACAGTTATATTTTCTACTTAAATTTATTAAACCATCTGATATTTCAGCAATGGCTTCATATCTTTTATCAAATGTGGTTGCCATTTTAAAGCAACCTACCCAATCAGCTATTATACAAGAAGGGGCTCCAAAGTCATTTGAAAATCTCTCTAAATAATTGTCAAAGGCTCCTAATGATAAAGTTCCTCTATCAAAACCCTTCACTGTTAGTAATTTACTTATATTACCATTAAATGTAGTATCTAATTTTCTTTGAAGAGCTATCTTAGCTTCTGGGATAGATGACAAATCTTTAGCACAAAATCCAGAAATTATGCTATCAAATCTTTGAGCCATAATCAATTCTGACATCTCTAATGTCACAAACAATGTTTTCTTGTTTTGTTTGGCAGCAGTGACAGCAAGATTGGCTAACATTGAACTTTTTCCACGACCTGTTGAACTGATTATAGCTAGGGCTTCTTTTTCTGCAAGTCCACCACCCATATATTGATCTATTGTTGGGAAGCCTGTTTGCCATAAACCTTTTCTAGGAGCTTCTAAATATCTATCACAAACACTATCTTTTAGGTAATCTATTCCTATACTAAACTCACTTCCAAAATTCTTTTTATAAGCCTCTCCCATAATATCATAAACTTTATCATAATCACATTGCTCAAACGCGTCAATACTCTTCGAGAAAGCAATAGCCATTGTTTGTTTTTTTAAAAAATCATAGCATTTTTCTTTTATGTATATATAATCTGATTCAGTTAATGTCTTGGCAGAATCGAGAATAGAAGTAATTCCAAATACATCACCATCTGACAATATATTAGCTTTTCTCATAATAATAATATTATTTCTAATTAACTCCACTGTTAGAATTCTTTTAGTTTGTTTATAAGAATTTTTAATTATCTTTAACAGTTTAATATGCGATTCTCCAGCATCAAGCAATGCAGGTTGCAGATCATCCAGTACCGCTTTGAGAAAATCAAAATCTTTAATTAGCAAGTAAAGTAATCCAGATTGGTAGACTGCGTTGAAAGGTATTGAAATTGTAGGGTCCATTATACTTGTATTCCTCCTATATATTGTTCTAAATTCTTTTCTTCTGTGTAGGGTATTATGATTAGTTTTATACTATTCTCCTTAGCATATATCACTTTATCTATATCACGTTGTTTGGCTTTTTCATAGCTTTCTAAAGTTTTATGCCAATGATTAGGATAGACATAATGTTGATATCCCTGATATTCAAATGCTATTTTATGTTCTTTATTATAACCATCAAATTCATATCTTTTATTATTATATATAAATCTTGATTTAGTCAGAGCAAAAACCAAACTTAGCTTCTAATAATTCCTTACATCTAAGTTCTGTTTTAAATGAAGCACATTCAGGACACCAGCTATTATTATTTTTAATATCTGTCCATTTAGCTTCCCATTGATGTCCCTCTTTACATTTCCATAGCATTTTCGTTATAGAATTTATATAATTATCAGAGATTAACTTTCCTTCTTTATTCTTAGCATACTCTTGTAGTTCAGTAATATCTGATTTTGATTTCTCTCTACTACAGGAAGGACACCAAGTATCCTGTTTAATACTATTCCAACTAACTTCCCATTGATGCCCTTCCTCACATTCCCATAACATTTTAGTCTTACTATTTATATAGTTAGTAGATAATAATTTACCGCCTTTATTTTTAGCATAATCTTGTAGTTCAGTTATATCACATTTCTTACACATTTACTCTTCTTTAGTCGTTTCTTTATAGTATTTAATAATGTCCACTATAAGTTCTTGAATACTTGAACAAACTTGGACATCTATTCCAAATTGTTTACAAATTTCTATTCTTTCATTTGAATGAATTAATAAAAATGGATTTTCTTTGTCTAAAATATCAAGATAAATTCTAAATTTTTTAAACTTTTCATTTTTTCTTGTGATTCTACCAAGAAATTGTATTAATCTTATAAAACTTTTTCTACCACTAGCATTAAAGGCTACCACTGGCGAAACAGCGAAATCTATACCTTCACTGACGACCGTACTAATGAGTGTATTACTATTATCGACCATTAAAGCTCTTTTTTTAAATTGCCTAATTATTATATTATCGTCTCCAAACATGGTCGCTGGGTTCAAATTAGGCATTTTTTTAATGGCATTATAAAGGTTAGTTCCGTGCTCTGTCCTATCTACTAAAACTAAATTAGGAGTCTCAAGTAATTCAGAACAAGTATTAAGTACAGTAGCTATTGTTGTATTTCTTTTTATGTTATTTTGTATAGCAGTATCCCATATATATTTATAGTTTTTTCTTAAAAATATCTGCTCTTTTAAATCGTAATCCACTGGTAAATCTAAAAAAAATGCTTTTACAGGAACTATCTTACCATCTTTTACCGCATCTTGATAACAATAAGTATATATAACAGGACCTATGGACGCTGTAAGTTCAGCATACTCTAGTGTTTTTTCAGTGAATGGGGTAGCTGTTAGTCCTATAAAATATTTACAATTAGGTAATTTTGACATTACCTTTCTAGAGGTTTTACTGCCACTATGATGGCTTTCATCTGAAAATAAGAAGGTAATATTTTTTAGAACTTGTTTTGGTTTTTGGATATTATTAAGTGATTGAATAGTTCCTACTATAATATCTCCTGTGATATCTTTTATGTTATCTCCAAATTGACTTACTTTAAATCCATAAGAAGTAAAATTCTTAATTGATTGTTGTAATATATTCTTATCATATACGATAAATAAGGCTTTATTTTTAGGATTCAAAGAAAGATGATAACTTAACACAGCAGCTGATATTAGACTTTTTCCACTTCCCATTATAGCAGCACATATACCATATTTATTTTGTAGAATACTGTTTATAGCATCTAATTGATACTGTCTACGTTCAAAATTAGGATTAGTTTTATATAATGGAATATCATCAAAGGTTAAAGTTTTGAAATTTTTGTCAAATACTAGAGAATGCATAGAAAACAATGACTTAAACAAACCAATTTTAACTCGGTTAGTAGCTGTAAGATAACATTTCATACCGTTCCAGCGTTTTATTTTGTATGCTGCTGAAAATTCACAACCTGGTATTTTATATGAAAGCATATTGGCTAAGGAATCTCTTTGAGCCTGATTATCAAACTCTAACTGGACTGTAGTATTGTTTATTAAAGATGCTTTCATATACTTAATTACTTTATTATCAAGTACTTACTTATTAATGTCTGTTATGAGATCCACTACTTCAAATTCATTTATACAGCGTTTAATCTTTGTATACTTAGAAGTATTGGCAAATTTTAAATATTCTTGAATTATCTTTTCAGCATCCTTTCTTGTAGCATATTTGGGTTCTTCACTATGTCTTGAATATGGCCATCTTAAAATTCTACCACTTGTAATAATAAGAATTATAAATTTACCTTGAGGAGTTTTATGAGGAAAATAGTAGTAAGGGTTATACTCATGTGGCATAATTATACCTCTATTATCTCAAATAAATTAAGGTTTTCTTTTCCTAAAATAACAGTAGTTGTCTCATTTAACCAAATTATATTACAATTGGAATGAAACATCTCATGTATTAAATCTAATGATTCAAATATATCAGTAAAGTGTCCCATGTATTTTTTAGTTTCATATAATGAATAAATTAAATAAATATTATTAATATCATTATGGTATAAATACTCTCCAGTTTCTATTAGAAGAATTTTATACATGTTATACCTCTACTATCTCAAATAAAAATCTTGAGGAAGTATCTAATCTAACTTCAATTCCATTAATATCTATTGATTGCCAATTGTTAGTAGTTCTTGTAAATATTTCCTCTATTTCTTCTACTGTATCAAATAATGCTTCCTCTAATTTCTGGCAGTATAGTTTTATTTCTTCTTGGGAATACAATAAAGGCATACTTCTATCAACATCTGTATGTATATAAGTTCCATTCTCTATTATTAGTAGTTTATACATTTACTATCTCAAATTCACATTTATTATAATTATCTGTTATAAAAGATTTTTCTATATAGTTATTATTGTAATCAACATTTCCTTTTATATATAAAAAATCTAAAACCATTTGTGCTTCTCTTCTTGTTCTAAATTCAGCAAGACTACCTACCATGCTTAGTTTTAAAAAAGTCCTATAAGTTATATGTCTCATAGGAGGATTTTTATATTGTATATTATTCTCACTAATATAGTCATTTGATATCATTAAATAATTACCAGTTACTACATGAAGTATTCTATACATATCTATTCCTCTATTATCTCAAATAAATATCTAGTAGTTTCATTTACCTCAAAAGGTTGATTATTTATCAATATTCTCCATATATTTTTTTTAAATTGCTTTTCTATAGCTTCTTTAGAGGAAAAAGTAGCCTCTATCAAGCTTCCTCTATATATTTTCATTTCTTCTTTGGAATATATTACAGAATAGTCATCATATGTATCTATAATATTTTTATATAAGTATTCCCCTGTTTCTATTAGAAGAATTTTATACATGATTACTCCTCTACTATCTCAAATAATGGTTTCGTTTCTTTATTTAGAGTTATTAAGCTATCATTAATATACAGGTTAACTTTTCCATCAATAAATATTTTATGTATAGTATTTTTATACTTATAAGTAGCTATTTTCCCGAATTTTTCTCTATAAGCAAAGTTTTTTAAAGAGGAATATAACCTACCTTGATTGGTTTTATAGAGATATTCTCCTGTCTCTATTACTAATATTTTATACATTATACCTCCACTATTTCAAATTCTATTCTTTCTGGTATTCTATTATTTAATGGTATTATGCTGTATAAGTTGTAAGATTTATATAATTCGATTACATGAGGTAAATATATGTCTCTTAAAAAAGTAATAGCAGAAATTTTATCCCTGAAATATATTCCACTCGATTTTAGACTAAAATCCCTACGAGAAATACCGTATTCCTTTTTAAAAAATGAAGCAGAATATGTTATATATGCCGTACCATAAACAGATTCCGTTTTCGGTAACAAATTAATAGCAAAATAAGGTTCTCTGAAGTTATATCCCATTGTTAAATGGGTTGTTCGAAGATATTCTCCACTTTCAATATGTAAAATAGCATATTGTTTATTCTTTGTCATATTTTGGATACTCCACTATTTCAAATAAAGCTGTATTAGTCTTTACTAGTAACGACTGAGTATTTATTATTACTCTATAAGAACAGGTAATCAAAAAATCATAGGCCTCTTCTTTAGTTGAGAATTTAATAGGAAGTTTGTTAATATCATAAAGACTAACAAATTCCTCCGAAGAAAAGGGCAGATAGTTAGGGCTGCCATAACAGCTATACAGATAATCACTAATCTCTATACATAATATAGCATATGACATAATTTAATCCTCGAATACTTGACTAATTATCTTAGTTTCAGTATCTAAATCAAATACTAGTGGCTTATTTATTGGTTTATATTGTTCTGTACATACTGAGGCATTAATACATAAGGTGTTATTTACTAGCTCTGTTCTATTTCCAGCAGAATGTATATGACCACACTGAAACAATATCAAATCTTTAAGTTGTTGTAGTCGTTCAAATAACATAGGGCAACCAACTGGATGACCACTTAATAGTCTATCTACTACCCCAAAAGCTGGCCCATGTAAAATTAAAACATTAGTATCTTCTGGTATTTTATCCCATTCTTGTTTAGTTTTTGAATTGTCTTTTGGTAAATTAAAAGCCCAATCAAAAAACCATTTAGTTTTAGGATTGCCATAGAACTTAATAGTTTCAATAATAGTTGAAGAGTTTTCTAAATAAATTATATTATTATCAAGACATATTTGTTGGGCTATTTTTGGTTGTAATTCAAACAGCCAGTCATGATTTCCGGCAATACATATTTTATATTTATGAGGTAATTTTCCAAATAATAATAATTCTTTTGATATTTCTTTTAAGGTTCCACCCATAGTAAAATCTCCTGAATGGATCAAAACATCCCCTTCTGGAATTTTAACTTTCTCTAATTGATTATGTGTATCACTTATACAAACTAAACGTAGTACCATTCATCTTCTCCTAGTTCTATTATTTCAAATTCAATATAATTCATAGCTATAACTTCTTGTGTAGTTTTTATATCTTCACATACCAGAAAAGTATAATTCTTAGGAAATATATTATCAAGTGTTTTTTGAGTATAAACACTAGGAATATCTTCTAAATACCTTTTTATAGTATGAAATCCTTGACAATTACGCAAATATTTTCCTGTGGGAATATGTAATATTTTATAGTATTTCATATTATTTCAGTTATTTCAAATTCATTAATAGTAAGTGAAAGCCATGAATCAGTAAGGTTTTCTTCAACTACAAAGCAAGTTAAAAAATCTACAAGCTCACCAGCAAAGTCATGTAAGTTTGTAATATTTCCAAAGGATTTTATTACCTCATCCTTCCATAAGTTTTCTTTAGTTAAATCGCTAACTTCTTCATCCAAGGGAGTCACTAAATATTTTATCATTAATAAATTAAAAATTTCTTTACAAGTTTTTAAATCAGTATCTAATGAGACATTACAACTCTCACAAGAAAGAATATGAAATATTCTGAAGTTAGCCATTATTTATATACTTATTTAATAAAATTAGCTTGTTAAATATTTTATATATTTTCATTTGTTATCTCTACTATCTCAAATTCACATAATAGATTATTTTTTTTAAGCTCAGGAGGAAAGTTATATAGATTTTTAAAAGAATATTTGCCCTTATTTATTAGTTTATCTAAAATATTTTCTGCTGGTTGTGATATCATATGTTTGAAAAATTTAGGAAATGACGAATTAGATAATAAAAAACACTTAGCTTCATAGACTGATTTAAATTCTAATATTTGTCTTTCTTTGCTATTCCATAAAGTCTCTAATCTCCAATAATACATTCCACTCTTCTTATGTGTTTGTTTATATCCTTCAAGAGTATAATCATATAGTATTATCTTATAAGTCATTTAGTTATCCTTAATATAGTCAATTCATTTCTATTAATTTTAATAGTTTTATCTTCTATCCTTGAACATAGATTATCATAAATATTTAAATTCAATGTAAAATAATAAAAATAAACTCCCAATAATGAGTAATGTTTAGGCTCTTCTGTAAAACACTCCATAAATATAAAATCATAGGATTTTATATCTATATCGTAACTTCTATAAATGTATTTTCCTGTTGGAATATGTAGAATAGCATATTTAGCCATAGTTAATCTTCTATTTCTATTATTTCAAATTCATTGATATCATACTTTATCTTATAAGAAATTTTAATATCTTTAATAACTTTAGTAATACGTCTAATACACATACTCTTATAAGGAATTTTATACTTGAATATAGAGGGAATATCTACTAAATCATACCATGGACTATTATCTATAAAACTCACGTGAACATATAAGCCAGTTGTAAGATGCAGTATTTTATATTTTTGATATCTTGCTTTACTGTTTTTCATTTTTATCTCTACATTCCAATTCTATAAGTTCAAATTCATTGGAAGAAACTTCATATTTATGATCTTGCTCATCGTGTATAAAAACAGATTTGGCTTGTTTTAATGCTTCAAAATGAGATGTAAAATTATGCCAGGAACTTGAAGGCTCTTTAGTTAGTATTACACAGCATACATAATATGTATCTGGCCAATAAGCATAATTATAATACAATCCTGTGGGTATATGTAAAATATATTTGGCTTTCATCTAATTTCTATGACCTCAAATTCTTGTTTATTAAAGTCTTTAGTAAATTCAGTTTCTACTATATAAAATTCATTTATTTCTTCAACAGAAGAAAATTCTTTTGTTTTGTGGCTAACATGTTGATTACTTAATAACGCATCTCCCCATACCGGCTCGCGGGCCATCCACCGGGCCTGGCAGGATGGCCAGGCCCCCGCCGCATCAAAAGTATAAATACGATTAGATACATAAGTTCCAGAAATAACATGTAATAGACAATATTTCATATATCTCCTCTCTATATAAAAATGCTGGTAGCTTTTACACTACCAGCATTTAAATAGACTAACTCTTAATTTTATTACTTTGCTACTACCTGACGATGCTCATAACGCTTTGTATTGGCATTATAAATAAGACCAAGATTACGATAAGAGGTATGATACATCTTAACTAGGCTGTGAGCTATCGTGACTGGAACAGTGACGTTGTATAGGCAATAGTCTCGGAGTGCCCCTGTAGAAGCTCCTACAGCCTCTGCTACATCTTTTAGAAGCATTCCTGAATTATAGACCTTATTAGCTAGAAGAACATTATATGAAGGGCTAGAAGTACGAGCCTGGATAAGAGTGTCCATCTTCTTCTTATTGGTCTTTGAAATAGATACTGCCATTGTCTTTGTTGCCATTACTGGATTCTCCTCAGTTTGGTTAGAGATATTAATATTTGATGTGTTAGCTAGTAATATATTTCTGTCTCCAGAGCAATAATAACTCATGGGATTATTAATAGGAGTCATACTAAATGTGCTAGAAAATAAAGCATCCAAAGAAACATTGATTAACTTAGATATTTTAAATAGATGATAAATACTTGGTAGTTTAGTTCCAGATAGCCATTCTGTTACATCATCAGAAAATACCTTGGAAGAACTTATAGAAGATAATTGAATAGCAAAAGAAGTGGGAGTATAACTTAGATACTTTATAACAGTAGCTAAATTAGTAACAAAATTTTCTCGTGCCAGTAAAAATGAATCTGATAAATCTGATATACTAGTCAAGAGAGACTCCAGATGCCTTTAAGAGCAGTAGAAAATTCTCTTTTGTATATAATACCTCTGATAACATAAAAATATCTCTATATGTTTTAACACAGATACCTTTAGTGGTTCTTTTAATAGAAAGAGTATAGGAATGCTCAGAGGCATTTCTTGTTATAAAAGTAAACAATTTATTTAAAGATACATTAGTTACTTCTTCAGTAAATTCATGCTTATCTAAATTAACTATCTCACACTGTATATCTTCTATATTTACTTTGGACTTTTTATTTTTCTTTTCTGGTTCTATTTTTATATTTTCTGGGATATTAGTCTCCTCTGTAAATTCTTTTTTTAATTCGTCTGAAAATTTATACTTAAATTTTAGACCCTTCTTGGCACCTGTTCTTTCTATGAGTCCCTTTGTTTCAAGAATATTTAGTTCTTTTTTAAAGAGAGCTTCATCCATAGAAGAAAGCTCAAGAGCTTCTCTGACCTTAGTAGAAGAAGTCCACTCACTTAGTTTTTCTTTAAGTAGTGTTTCTGATATATTAGACATCAGTAGTTGTATCCTCTTCAATTTTACTGTAGCTTACAGGTGCTGAAGCAACTATATAATTATAAGAATCTACTAAAGTTGCCTTAATTGAAATACTACCACACTTTTGACAATACTTATAATTTCTATTTGGAAGAGAAAATTCCTTTTCTCTATGCTCACAAGCCTGACAAATATAAATAATATCTTTGCCTAAGGTTGGGGTAATTGAAGTAGTTGTCTGGGACATTTTATTTCCTATAAAATTAATCCAATAAAGTTTGAGGACAATCCTCTGTAAGTTTTGGTGAGGTATTTTTTTTCTTTTCAGGGTCTAACCAAAAAGAAGCTGTAGTTAGCTCATCTGTAGCAATACCCTGTTCAAATAGTTCTTCACCAATAAAGAACTGTGTTTCACTAGTAGCTAATTTCTTTAGTCGTCTAATAGGAATTCTAGTTTGTTTAACTGTGAATGCTATTAGTTTATTACTTAAGTTTTCAAGATATTTATTATAGGCATTATGAGTTCCTAATGCTTCAGAATCCATACCCCAAGCAAGAGGATGTAACATAAAACTTACTAGATTAGTCCTAGGAGCAAATCTCTTATGCCCACAAAGATAAACCCAAGCTCCTGCGGAACAGGTCTCACTAAGTAGATATGTATAGCAAGGAGTTTTACTGATTAGTATTAAATTCATAATACCTAGCATGCTTGATGCTTCACCTCCAGGAGAACCTATTACAAAATGTATTGGCTTTTCTTGATTATCTTCTACTAATTCATCATATAAATTTTTAATTTGTTCAAAAGAGTTCTTAGTAATTTCATCAATAATATGAATCTGTCTTCGTTCTACAGATTCTTCAGTTACTAATGAGGTCTTATTAGAGTCGTCTAATTCATCATCTGTATCAAATTCAATTAGTTCTGACATAGATGGCTGAATATTTAAAGAAGATGATTTCATTATTCTGAAACTTCCTCTTCATTCATATAGGAATGAAAACGAACGCGAGACTTACTTGGAATTATAACTCGTTCTTGGGTATGTAAATTTCTACCAGATCGAGGAGCAGTCTGAATTACCTTAAAATTACCAAAACCTCGCAAAGTAATATCCTCGCCAAGCTCTAGAGTTTCTCGTATAGAGCTGGCTACAATGTCTATCATTCTAATAGCCTCTACTTGAGAAACGCTATCACGTTCAGAAATATATAGTGCTAGTTGCTTCTTTGTCATTAAAAATTCTCCATAAAACACGTAGTTATTAATCTTACGAAAGGTCTACAGTATTTTGAGAAGCCTTTCGTATAATGAAGTATCGTCATTTTTCATATTTTCTATAGCCCCTACAGAAATTATTCCAAAAATTTTATTGGGGTCTGAAGCACTTAGTCTAATCTGATGTAATACCCCATCTTGGTCCATTAGCTGTTTCGTATCTAGTGAGGCTCCTCTTAATAGAAATTCAAAACATGCTCCATTTTCAAATCCTGGGAATGAATAACTTACATATAATTTTATTAAATTACGTTTTTTAAAGATTACTGAATTTGTGAGTTTTATTTCTACTTTTGAGATTAATGCTTCAGTCATCATAATAGACTGAATAACAACAAACTTATTTTCAGGAGAAAGATATGACCTAACTCTAGACCATGCTGAATCAGAAATAGAAACTCCAGCTATATCAGAATTTAAGCATAGAAAATCCCTATGAGAAGTAAAAATAATATCTAATATGTTATCTTCCATGTAGTTAATTGTTTGTTCTATAGTTCTCTGAAATACAAATACCTTTTGGTGTTTTTTCAATGAACTTTAAACTTTCTAAATAAGTTAATCTCATTTCTAAATCTTTTAAATCCAATAATCTACAAGCCAATGAAATATCTCGTCTAGACTTAGGAATTGGAGGAGCATTGTTTATCTTTTCTGTGAGCATTAGTATTTGGAATTTAGCTCTATTATATTCTTTATGCTCATATAAAGATAGGGATTTTATTCCTTTAGTTTCTAAATGTTCTTTTATATTAGTAAAGCCAGCCAAAGAAATTTTATCTATTGGTTTTATTTGTTTCTGATAATTACTTAAATACATTAAAATACGTTTATCTATCCCATCCACTCCATTTTTCTCGCATCCTAAAAAAGTTTTAACAAATTCTTCTGTTTTTTCTTCTGAAATTACTTCTCCTACATTATTTGCTACTAGAAATTCGGCATTTCTAACTGCTGCTCTTGGAACTAATTTAGCACATTTTGCCATAATCTCTAGCCCTCCATCAGAAATTAAAGGATATTTCATACTTATGATATGCTCAATATCCTCTAATGTATATTGATTAAATGTTATAGGAACTAATCTAGTGGTTAAAGGATACACTAATTTTGATGGGTCAGTAGTGGCAAATATCCAAGTTATATTATCTATTAAAAAAGTATATTGTAATATTTCAGAAAACACTCCTTCTTTTTTAGTTAAAATTGAAAGTAGGGCAGATTGTATTGATGTTTTGAGTTCTTGTGCTTCATCTATTAGAATTACTGTTTTTTTAGTAGGTATTCCAAAATTACCATTATTTAAAGCATATTCTCCAGAATTTAAATCTTTAAATTTAGTAAATAAAATTTTATGAAATTCCTCTAGTGATGAAAAATCCATAGCATTGTAGGATAAAAATAAATAATTACAGGCATTAGCTAACAACTTAGTGGATGTCGTTTTTCCAGTAGATGCCTCTCCGAATATGCCTATATGGGGTAATTGTATTTTATGGATATTTGCTAATTCTGCTAATTGTTCTAATTGTGAAAATTGTGGCTCATTAATTCCTGGATAAACATTGTTGGTTTCATTAAATATTTTAAATTTAGTCATATATTATCTCAAATTCCGATCGTAGAAATTTAGTATTTTTGGGCAACCCCCATATATGGGCCAAAGGATATTCATTACATAAGTGTATTACTTGTAATATACACTTTTCTGGACCCTCATTGTATTCTATATTAACGTTTATAGAGGAATAATCTATATTATTATTTTCAAACGTCATATAAATTCCTTCTGGTATATATAATATTCTAGTCATATATTATCTCTAACTCATTTAAACTGGAGATATAGAGAAGACAATCACAATAGTTTTGTGCAAACTCTTCAATGGATATATGGTCATACTCATATGCATAAGAATCTTCAAAAGAGACAACTTCTTCAGATTCATTTTCTGGATGGGCCTTATCATACTTAATAGATGATAGAAATTTAATATATTCTCCAGTAGGTATATGAAGTAATTTAGTCATAGATTATCTCAAACTCTGAACGAAGAAATTTAGTATGTGTAATAGGAAGTCCCCATATGTGCCTAACATAGTCTGAGTTATTACATGCTGTGATTACATCTTCAAGGTATGCTTCTATGTTATTTTTGTATTTAGAATTTACATTTACCTTTTCAAATACTACAGTAATTTCATGGTAATAAGACATATAAATTCCTTCTGGTATATATAATATTCTAGTCATATATCAACTCTATTTCAGAAGCTAAAAATTTATGGAAAATTTCTATATTATTCACAGTATACCAGCCATGGTATGCATCTTCAGTATAATTTAAATAAGCTAATATATCCTTTTTGCTACATAATCTAGTATCAGTAAATTCACAAAGCTTCTCTAATAAAATAATATTTGGTAATTGTGAGCCCGGGTCATAAAATTTTAAATAGTCTCCATTAGGTACATACAATATTTTAGTCATACTAGTCCTTTCGATATAAAATATGGGCTGATAACTTAATACCAGCCCATACTTAGTTAGTTTGTAGACTATTACAGTGTGTCAAATAAACTCTGAAATGCATCCCTCTCAGCAGTAAAGGAGAAGGAATTTTTAGCAGAATTCTTAGCAAAATCCACTGCTTGTTCTGCAATATTTGGTAAGTCTATTGTATAAAGTGTCTTTATATCATCTATTAAAGCATCAATAGGCAACTGTAATTCTAATGAACTATTAGAATCACATGACAGCATATTTTTTAGAAAAGAAAAAATCTGAGAATTATCAAGCTTATTTAAATCCAAAAAACTAAGATTAAACTCTACTGGCCGTTCAATTTGTAGCATATCTTTTCTTGCTTTTTCAGGTTCGAGATTTTGAGACATAGCCTCCATAATAGCTTCTTCTGAAGACACTGGAAGAATTCTTGATGTTCCAAGAGATTCCTTTATGATATAAATTAAATTTTCAATAGAGCCCATACTTTCCATCTTAGCCTTAATCATTTCATTAGCCTTTTCTGAGGCTTCTTCTTCTTTAGAAGATCCATCAGATTTAGCAGCTGCTTCTTTTATAGATACAGAAATATCAGAAATCTTCAAAGAGGCATTTAAGATGAAATTAATATCCTTTTCATTTAATGAGGCTCTTAACATAGCCCTACTAAGCTCTTCTGAATTCTCATTTATAGAAGCAACATTCTCACTAAGTAAAACTAATTGGGATAGTCTATTTATAACAGATTTTTTAATATAGTCATCATTACTTAAAGTAACTGTGCTATCATTAAAAAAGCATCTATCTAAATAGTCTAAAACTTTTTGTTGGTTATTTCTGATATCATCAATTGTTAGAAGTTCATCAAAAGTCATAATAGCATGCTCCTATTAGTTTTGCTATTGGTTAGGTTAATTTCTATGTATAGGTTGGTTTTTATATTTACGAGCATTTCCTAAATTTAAAGTAACATGGCCTGATTTAAACTGCTTTGCGAATTCCTCTAAATTACTACACACATCCTCTATAGATGGGTATGACAACTTACTTAAAAAGGAATGAAGCTTAGGGTCGTCTCTGTGAAAATATTCAGAGTCACTATTTATAATAGCTCTCTTTGCGAATAGCATTAGAAGTTCTTTCATTGTCACAGTAGATAGTTCTTTCAAAGAATCGTATATTTCTTGCCGTTCAAAAACGTAGGCATTATTTTGTGTATCAAACTTTACTGCTATGGTAGCCATTATAGAATCTGGCTTAGATATATCAAAAAGTATATTAAACCTAGACATCTCACTAAGCTCTTTCTCAGTTATAAGTGAGATTTTATCGTATTGAATATTTCTTACAAGTTCCATCATAAATGGTTTCTCCTTTATATTTAACTAGTATCGTCAGAAGTAGACTCAACCTTAATAATTTTATTTATTAACATATTAATATTTCAAACTCAGCTCTTAAAAAAGCTGACTTTAGTCTATTTAAAACTTTGTTTTTTTCTCTAAAAAATCCATTATCAATATATGATGGCCCACATAACTCAATTAAGAACTCTTCTACTGACTTATTTTGAGTCATAGCCACGCACTATCTTCATATATTTCTGTATATTCCCCTACTATAGCTGGGAATTTTATTAGTTGTATGATATATCCTTCTGTTATATATAATATCTTAGTCATATTTTACTATCTCAAGTTCACAACGAAGAAATTCGTGGCCATACTCAATTCCATTTATTTCATACCACCTTGAGCCACATTTAGTATGTAGTAAATAATTTATAAAATGAGCTGCCGTTTTAAAATCTGGCCCTGCCCCGATTCCAGCTTCTTCTAAGTTTATTGTGAGGTCATTTGAATTATGTAAATAAAACCTTAAATAATTACCGTTTGGAATATATAGCAGTTTAGTCATATATTATCTCGAATTCTGATCTAATATGCTTTATATAACCTACTTTACGAACTAAAAAAGATGAATAATTATGTTCTATAATTTTGCTTATATATCTTTCTGGAGTATTACTCGTAAACTTAAATAAGTTATCAGTAGATTCTTCAAAAATTTCCGTATATCCAACCTCAGGCGATATAAACTGTATATATTCTCCAGTAGGTATATAAAGTATTCTAGTCATTTATTTCTATCCCCTCAACTATAAAAATAAACTCAAATTCACTTATATCAAAGGTATGATTTCTAGGCAAGTCCCCAAACCATTCTGGAGGTCTTCCCCAAGTAGACAATTCAGAACATAATTTTACAAACTTATTAATTACTTTTTTTCTATAGGCAATAACATGCCAATGACTTAAACCAAAATGTGTAAAAGGAAAATTAGGGACTATATACTCACCATTTGGAATGTATAATATTTTTAATTCTCTTTTTATACTAGGTATATAGCTAGATTTAGTCATATACTATTTCTAATTCATCTAATGAATATAAAATGACATTACCATTTCCTACTTCTAGTTCAACGCCTTCTGTAAGATATTTAGTAATAAAATTACCTATTGTTTCATGACCATGCTTAAAATAATAAGAATCTTCAAAATTTACAAGTCTTCCTGAAGTATCTTCTGAATGGGCCCTATCATACTCTACCGAAGATAGAAAATAAACATATTGTCCAGAAGTAATATGTAGTAGCTTAGTCATATATTATCTCCAATTCATTTGGTAAAACTGGAAGTATTAAATTATTTAATTTTATCCAATCACTATATCTAGTTTTATGTTGTTCCATTGATAGTATTTCTTCTATCTCTATTTCAATATCTTCCTTTCTCATTATTTCCTCCAATACACTCTCTATTATAATTTCATTTTCATCCAAATGAGTATAATATTTTAAATATTCTCCGGTAGGTATGTAAAGTATCCTAGTCATTTTTAATTATAGCAAATTCAGATTTTAGAAATGTTTTAAAATCTGAAATCTTATATGAAGTTAAATAGCATCCTCCCTTAGAACCTCTTTTTTCCAAAATTTCTTCTATGGGTATATGCTCATCTTCATACATATAAGAATCTTCATAATCTAGCACGTGTGTACTTAAACTAAGGTGCTTATGGTTTTTTCTATCATACTCTAGTGAAGATAGAAAATAAACATATTGTCCAGAAGTAATATGTAGTAGCTTAGTCATATATTACCTCGAAATTCTCTAATGTATATCCCTTATATCGAGATTGTGCATCACACATATTATCCTCTAACATATAATCTATGTGTTGTCTTACAGAAGAACCTATTTCATAACTATAACTATCTTCAAAATCAATTACTTGATATGTTTTATCGTCTAAATGTTCCATTTCATATTTATGAGAGGAGATAAATTTAACATATTGTCCATTTACTAAATCTAATATTTTAGTCATATATTATCTCCAATTCACTTAGTAAAATTGGTAGAATAATCTTATTATGTTCTAACCAGTTATTTATAAGATAATCTCCCCTGCCAATATTTGTTAGCTCCACTAGTTCCTCTTCAACTTCTAGTTCTATATCTTCTATAATGGAGGTATATTTACTTTCTTTAAATTCCCAATACTGTAAATATTCCCCAGTAGGTATATAAAGTATTTTAGTCATATATTATCTCCAATTCACTTAGTAAAATTGGTAGAATAATCTTATTATGTTCTAACCAGTCATTTATAAGATAATCTCCCCTGCCAATATTTGTTAGCTCCACTAGTTCCTCTTCAACTTCTAGTTCTATATCTTCTATAATGGAGGTATATTTACTTTCTTTAAATTCCCAATACTGTAAATATTCC